CCCGCCGAAGTCCGGGAAGACCTCGGCCGCACCAGCAGCGAGCATCTCGCTCACCTGCTGGTCAGTCATCGAGCGGAAGCCCCACGTTGCGACCACCCATTGGGCGAACCCGTAGCCGCGGCGGATCGCGGTCTGCCGCTGGCCGCGCTCGTCCTCGAAGATGACCACGTCGCCGTCGGCGAACTCGTAGGCGCTCATCGTCTAACCCCACCGCTGGAGAACGGTGTGGCCCTTGACGCAGACCGAGGTGCCGACCAGCACACCACCGACCCGCTCGCACTGGTAGTTGCGCTCCATGCTGACGCCGCCGATGAGCCCGAAGACGAGCCCGAACAGCAGCGTGACGCCGACGATGACGAGGACTGCTCCGTCGCCGTCCCGCCCCATCAGTTCACCGCCCGGTACGGGTGCACCCAGATCTCCGAGAGCGCCGCCGTCGCACACAGCACCTCGCCCCACGGGGCGATGACCTCGACGTGCGCCAGCCGGACCCAGCCGTGCGGCCCCTGCACCGGCTCCTCCTCGTGCCACGTGCTGACCCGCCTGCCCTTGTGGAAGAGCGCCACCTGCTGGCGCGGCTGTGCTTTGGTGACCACCGGCAGTGGTGTCACACCGTGTGACCCGGGCCGGGGCAGCAGCCGCTGCTTGAGCACCGACACCCAGTACCGGCAGTGCCAGCACTCGGTCACCGGCAGGCGGCCGTCGTCCGGGACCCCGAGCATGACGTCGATGTCGTGCAGTGCGTGCTCGCTGACGTGCGAGGAGCCGTCGGCGATGTTAGCGTCCTGCCACTGCAGCACCGTGTCGAGTGCGGCCTTCATCCCCCGGTTCCGGTCGGCGGTGGTGCCGAGGAAGACGACCGGCGGGAAGTCCGGCGGCGGGTCGACGAACCGGCCGACCCACTGGTCGGCGTCGGCGACGATGCGGAACGCGATGCCGCCCAGACGGGTCGTGACGGTGCTCATGCCAGACCACCTCCGGGCTGCGAGCGGCGGGCCATCTCGTCGATCCACGACGCCTGCCGCTGCCGCGCCTTGCGCACGGCGCGGGCCAGTGCCCGGTCGTGACGGGCCGCGGCCCGGCGGTAGGAGGTGCGGCGGCTCATCGGGTGCCTCCCATCCCGTAGAGGTCGTCGGTCTGTGCGGCGGCGAGGGTGACCCCCAGCCGCCGGGTCGGCACCGGCGTGGTGCGCCGGGTGTTCGTCGTCACGGCGAACAGGCGGGCACGGATGATCCGCTCGTCGAGGTTGCGCCGACGGGGTGCCCGCTCCGCGGCGATGACCTCAGCATTCACGACCTGTGACATGGTCGTCCACTTCCTCTCGTTGTGCCTCTCATGGTGGGCCGAGCGGCCCGCACCGCCGCCGGTGTCACACGCTGTGACACCGGGGCGATACGCACGGCTCGGTCAGCGGTCGCTGCTGCGCCCGATGGCGTAGTCGACGTCCTTGCACCACGAGCAGCGGCGGCCGTCATGCCGCTGCCCCCGGTAGTGCCGCAGCAGGTTGTCCTCCTCGTCGGACTCCGAGCGCAGGTGCAGGTCGAGGTCCTCCGCTGTGACGACGTGCCGGTCGAGACTCTCGACCGCGTCGAACAGGCGGGTGGCCGCGATGCTGCGCAGCGCCGTCCGCCGGTTCGGTCCGGTGACGGTCGACGTTCGGTGACCGAGCGCCGGGCCCTCGTCCTCGTAGCCGAGGTCGGCCATGCTCGCGTGCCGCTTGGCGGGCTGGCAGTCGACCGACTCGATGGTCCACCCGGTCGAGTCGTTCGCCATCTTGGTGAAGATGGCCGAGTGGTCCCGCGGGTCGACCCGGTGCTCGACGCACAGGAACAGGCGCAGGATGGCGCGCTGCCCCTGCTCGTTGTGCATCGGCACGACGTACCAGTACGCCGACCGGTTCGGGATGCCGCAGCCGCACTGCTGGGTGGCGACCGGCCGCTCCGGCTGGCCCCACATCCCGGCGGTCATCGGGCGGTGCCGTTCAGGATGGCGGCCCGCTGGCGCAGCAGCGCCGCCTCGGTGATGTCGTACTGGTAGGCCGCCTCGTGCATCGCGCGGCCCGTGCTCATCCCGACCGCGATGCAGTCCGCCTCGACGCGTGCGGCTGCGGCTGCGGCCTGCTGCTCGATCTCTCGGTCGCTGAGAATGACGATGGTGCTCATCGTCCTCGCCTGCCTCTCTGGTGTGTGCCTCTCTGGTGGACCGGACGGTCCATGGAGTGGCCGTGTCACACGGGGTGACACGGCCACTCGGATGCACGGTCCGGTGCGGTGGTGACCTACCGCCGCAGCCAGCGGCGGATCTGGGCCGGGTCGGCGTCGGCGATGACGCAGATGGCAAGGAACGCCAGTGACACGGCGGTCCATCCGAGGACGAACGTCATCGCCACGTCACCTCCGCCCCCATCGCCGGGCGTGTCGAGACGCCGCCGCAGCGGTAGCACCGGCGGGTCAGCCACGACCCGCGGCCGCTGGTGCTGACGAACATGGGCCGACTCCAGCGGTGCCGGAACCTGCGGCCGCAACGGCGTGCCGCGATGACGTCGCGCAGCAGCCGGATCACGACTGCTCGCTCCAGCCATCCGCACAGACGAGGACGCTGTCTCCGTCGTCGTCCGTGAGCATGACGACGCACCCTCGGTGGATGACGCCGTCCGGTCCGGCGACGTCGCGCGTCGAGTGGATGCTGCGGATGATGTCCGCGATGACCACCGCTTGGACGCCCGCGTTCTGCACGGCGTCCCGCTGTGCGAGGGTGAGCGACTGCGGCGTGAAAGTGTCGGTTCGGGAAACCGGCACGGGGTGGTGGTTTGGTGACTGTTCGGACAGTCCGACGACGGTTGCTGCGGTGACCGTGGCGACGAACGCCGTTGCGAGGATGAGCCTGCGCATGATGTGCCTCTCTGGTTGTGGTGTCACACCGTGTGACACCGCTTGGTGACCACTGCCGTGTCACACCGTGTGACACGTGGTGTCACACACCTGTGCGTGTGTGACACGTGCCCGTGGGCACCGGAGCCCGCCGCTCCCGTCCGGGAGGAACCGGGAGCGGCGGACACCGCTGCGCGCGGGCAGGGTGACGCGGCCGGGCCCACGACAGGGGACCGGCCGCGTGGTGACCGGTCACGCCTGCTGCGGCGGAGCGACCGGGACGACCGTGTCGCGGACGGCCGCGACAGCGGAGAACAGGCGCGCGGAGGTGGCGCGCCGGGCGAGGATGGAACGGAGCATGGCAGTGCCTCTCAGTCGGACGGATGGGACGGGCGTCCCCAGCACTGCCCCGACGCGGGTGCGCCGGGGCAGTGCGAGCGGGCCCGTACCGGTCACGCGGCAGGCGTCGCCTTCCGAGCGCCGGACAGGCGCTCCCGGACCTTGTCCGCGATGCGGTCGACGGCCGCCCACTGCTCGGGCGTCACGTCCGACGCGTCGAGCGAGGCGAGGACGTCGGACAGGCGCTCGAAGGCGGACACGAGGTCCTTGCCCGTGTAGACGCGCGCGGTCGTCTCTCCGGCCGCGTCGGTCACAGGCTTGCCGGAGGGCATCTCCCCGCCCGAGGCGGCGAGCGCGACGAGGTCGACCCGCTCGCCACGGCCGGACGCCTGCCGGTTGACGGCCGTGAGAGCGGCCGTGTCGCTCACCATGGTGTGCCGCTTGCCGTCGTTGACGGCCTGCCGGGACGCCTCGACGACGTCGACGGCCTTGCCGAACTTGCTCCAGCGGGTGCGGACGGCCGAGCCGATCTTGCTCGTCCGGGTCTGCTCGGTCTCCGGGGTGCCCTCCACCGCGTACCCGAGCGCCGACAGGGAGACCTTCGGGTCGACCTTGCGGGCGGCGCGGATGATCCGCAGCGCGAACGCGGACTGCGCGTCCACAGCGGCGCGCCCCATCTTGGAGAACGAAGCGGCGACAGCGGACGCGTGCGCCAGTGCGGAGGTGTCCGCGTACAGCGGTCCCGCCTCGGTGCGGACGACGTCCAAAAGGGTGTCCTTGGTCGCTTTGCCGATAGCCGTCACGGCGGCCGTGCGTGCCTTCGGGTCGGACTCGGGAATGCCGAAGCCAGCGAGCATCCGGGCGGCGTCGGACTCGACGGCCGCGAGGTCCTTGGTCTGGGTCTGGGTCGTGCTCATGGTGTGTGCCTCTCTGCCTGCCCCGCGTGTCACACGGTGTGCCACGGTCCGGGGTTCGGGGCATGGTTGCCCCTGCCCTTCGATTGTACCGCCCGGGGCAGGGGATGTCCAGCGGATGAGCAGCCCGTGTCACACGGTGTGCCCCCCACCCCCGCCGACCCGCCCGCCCGCCCCGGACAGGTGACGCTCGACGGCTCTGCAAATGCCCGTGATCCACCCAGATTCCCCGTATACGGCCTATGGGGTGGGGTGGGGGGTGGGGGTCCCCCCGAGAATGGCGCGTAAACGGGGCACAGACCGCCCGGCAGGCTGATTCTCGTGCTCTCGGTACCCGCTGCTGCTGCCCACCGGGAGCGGCCCGTATACGTGCGACGGAGAACGTCCGCTTCGCGCGGGGCGCGAGGGAGGATGACCCGGGCCGGGGGACCTCGTTCGTCACGTTGCAGGGTCCGGGTGGGCGAAGACCCCCCGGAGAGGCACCAACGGGGGGTCTTCTGTGCCCGGTGCGGGAGTCGCACCCTCGACCGGGCTGGTGGGGGCCCCGCTGTGTCCACGGCGTCGGCTTGAACCCCTCCGCGCGAGGCCCCCGCAGCGAGGATACGACGCAGCCCCGACGGCGGGGGACCGTCGGGGCTGCAGAGAGTCGCTCATCAGGGGGAGGATGAGGCGCACCCCACCGTACGGGTCCCACCATGTCCCGCGCGAGTCCCAGAAATCGCCACAAAGTCGGACATCTTAGACATCGCCACCGGCGGGAGACCCCGCCAACACGCTGATAGCAGCACGTTCCGGGCCTTTGGGGGCCGGAAATGTAGTCTGTATACGTGAACAGGCAGCAGTGGCTCGAAGTCCTGAAGGCCGTCGGCATCTCGACCGACCCCGACGTCGCGGTCCGGCCCTACTCCGGCGGCTACGCGGCCGAGGTGATGCTCGACTTCGCCCACGGCGAGTACGGCGCGGGCATCAGCCCGGAGACCGGCGAGGCACTCAAGCGGTTCCTGAGAGGAGAGGACTGATGGCAGCGACCGAACCAGAGACGCGCACCGTCACCATCGACGGCATCGAGGTGGTCCTCACCCTCCACCGGGCCTACACCACCATCTCCGGCTCCCCCATCGTCACCGAGAAGGTGTGGTGGCAGTCCCCGCAGACGATCACCCGGGAACTGAGCCTCGCGCAGGCCCGTGAGGAGATCGCCGAGCAGTGGGGTCGGGAGGGCCTGCTGTGAGCAAGCGACCGATCAAGGGCTTCGAGGAGCAGGACGCCCTCACCGGCTGGCGTCACGTCCTGTCCTACGTCCAGAAGCCCGGCGTGCGGGCCGCCATCAAGCGCCGGTACCGCCGCAAGGAGCGCCGCGCGGGCAAGCAAGAGAACCGCAGCGTCACCCTGACGCTGCGCAACGGAGAGGAAGACTGATGAAACCCGGCTTCACCATCCACATCGAGCGCGTCGAGCGCCGCTTCCGCCGCCGCACCCAGTACCGCTGGCGCATCGTCGGACGCAACAACAGGGTGCTCGCCGTCAGCAGCGAGACGTACACCAACCTGTCGGACCTGCGCGACAACCTGCACACCGTCACCGGCATCGACCGGCAGATCTTCGGCCGTTACGGCGTCGGCGAGATCCGCGTCGAGTGGACCTACGACGGCGGGCGCTCCGCCGTCGGCTTCACCGGGGAGCGTGGCTGATGCTGCAGATCAGCGAGAACGTCTGGGTCGACCCGCGGGCCGTCGACCTCATCGAGTGGATACCGGCCGCGCCCGAGGGCAGCAAGAAGGGCATGCCCCGGGTCACCGTCAACGGGACCAGCCGACGCGCCGAGTTCTACGCCGGGAAGCGCGGCAAGCAGATGCGCCGCCTCGTCGTCGACCTGTACAGGCCGCAGCAATGACCGGCCCGAAGCCCGGCGTCCTCATCGGCGACGCCGCCCTGACCAAGGTCATCAACGCCCGGGTCACCGAGAAGGACCACGCCCTCATCGAGGAAGCCAGCCGCAAGGCCGGGTTCCCCTCCATCGGCAAGTGGCTGCGGGTCCTCGCCATGCGCGAGGCCGAGCGGCTCACCGGAGGAGACCCGTCATGACCGCGCTCGTCGTCGCCACCGACCTGCGTCGCGCCCAGCAGGTCGCCCGCACCCTCAACCTGCCGCTCAACGGGTGGCGCTACGTCATGCGCCCGGAGCACCTGCGGGGGACCGGCACGGACGCCACCATCTATATCGAGGACACGTGGACGGAGACGCCGCGCTGGCAGACCACGCCGCCCGAGCACGACACCGGCCAGTGGATCTACCCCATCACCGAGGAGATCGCGTTCCTGCGCAACGTCGTCGGGGTCAACGTCGTCTACGCGAGGTCCCGGTGAACCCCGGCGTGTACTGGGGCGTCGCCGCGTTCATCGCCGGGCTGACCATCCTGTTCATCGTCATCGAGCACGTCGAGTCCGACGACGACGGGACCGACGTCGAGGCCCGGTTCCGGCGCAACACCCGCATCGTCATCGCGTCGCTGCTCCTCGTCGGCTCCGTCGTCTGGCCGCTGCTCGGCCTCGCCTGCCTCGGGCTGCTGGCCCGGGAGTTCTTCGAGGTCGTCCGGACCGCGTGGCGGGAGACGGACCGCCGATGAGATGCAGCGTGCGTGACGGGCTCGTGTCCTACCACGAGCACTGCCCCAACCCGCCCGAGTTCGTCGTCGAGACGCTGGCGATGGGCTTCCCGTCCGAGCAACTCGTCCCGGTCGCGCAGGACGGGTACTGCGTCATGCACTTCGTCGAGAAGATGATGGACATCGCCATCGAGCGGGTGCCGACCACCGCCGGGGTCCGGGTCGTGCGGCTGTCGCACTGGAACCAGATCGACCACCGGCCACAGCGAAGGAGTCTCGGCCAGTGAGCGCCAAGAGGGGCAGGCCGCTGGCCGATGGTGCGCCCCGCACCGAAATCATCAAGACCCGGCTGACCAAGGTCGAGGCCGAGCGCCTCGACGCCAAGCGGGGCGAGCAGACCCGGGCCGACTGGGTCCGGGCCGCGATCAGGAAGGCACTGCGATGACGATCCACGCCGAGGACATCTCCTGCACCCTGTGCGGGGCCGGGTTGCCGGTGCCGACGACGGCCGTGCCCGGCTCGCCGGGGGCGCTCGCGCTCGACTCGACCTTCGTCGACGAGCACGTCGAGATGCACACCACCTGCACCTGCCACTGGGACGGGCTGCTGGGCCTCATGGCCCGGCTCGACACCGACCCGACGTGCCCGCACCACGGCTACGTCGAGCGCCGGTACGCCGCCGTCTCGGACGGGAACCTGCTCGGGGACATCCTCGCCGACGAGGAGGACACGGACTGATGCCGACGGTGGAGCGCATCTACTACATCGCCGAGTGCATCCGCTGCAGCGTCAAGGTCTCGTTCCGGGCCAAGGACGAGCGGGAGGAGTGGATGCGCGAGCACGACCGGCAGCACGTCTCCACGGAGCGCGTCCCCCCCATGTACGCCTGCTACCTCCAGCCCCGAGGGGAGTGACCGTGGCACACGCTGTGACACCGATCCCCGACGACGCCGGGATCGAGAGGGCCAACGAGCACCTGACCGCCAAGGACCGGGCCACCCGCACGCAGGCCGCCGTCGCCATGAAGATCAAGGGTGCGCCGTACAGCAAGATCGCCAAGACGCTCGGCTACGTCTCGGCGACGCAGGCCCGGCAGGCCGTCGAGCGGGCGCTGGCCGAGAGCGTCGGGCCCGGCGACCGGCAGCAGCAGCGGTTCTTGGAGAGCCGACGGCTGGAGCGGCTGCTGCAGTCGGTCTTCAAGAAGGCCACCGACGACGAGGACCCGGAGCATCTGGCGTACGTCCGGGCGGCGCTGGCGATCATCGACCGTCACGCCCGGCTCGTCGGCGCGGACGCCCCGCAGGAGATGGTCGTCTACAACCCGAGCCAGCGGGAGATGGACGAGTGGATCGCCACCATGGTCAAGCAGGTGCACGGCGAGATGCCCGAGGAGTACGACGTCATCGAGGGTGTCGCCATCAACGACGATCCGGTGGGTGACGGCGACTGATGGGTTGGGAGGACGAGGTCCTCGACGGCGTGGCCCGGACCGCCTCGAAGACGAGGAGGTCCGGGCCCGCTTCGGACTGGACCGGCTACCTGCTGCGGCTGCACCCCGACCTGCTCGCAGCACTGAACGAGATCGCACAGAACCGGGGCGTCAGCGTGCAGACCTACCTGCGGCGGCTCATCGCCATGAGCATCGCCAAGGAGAAGGGTCAGCGGCTGCTGAAGTGGCTCGCCCTCGTGCCGCCAGCATCGCCCTACGGCACGGACCAGACCGCCTCTTTCAGAGCCCGGCCCCCGGAGCGCGGACAGGGGATGCACGGAATGTGCACACACCCCGGCTGCGATGAGGTCCACACATAGGTCAGAAGCCCTACTCTGGGCACACCGGACACAGGATGCCCGGCAGCCCACGAGTAGAGAGAGACCGACATGACCGAGTACCTCACCATCGAGCAGCCCACGCCTCCCGCGCGCAAGTTCGGCCTCTTCTCCGTGGCCGAGGTCGTCAACGCCAGCGACCACGAACTGATGGGCATCCAGTACGTCAGCGACAACTGCGACTTCGCCGTCACCGCCACCAGCGACGCCGTCTGCGTCGGCACCCCGGTGGCCCGCACCGCGACCTCGACGGAGCGCGGCCTCGTGCAGGCCGTCGGCTTCCCCGTCTACGCCATGGTCGAGTGCAAGGGCGTCAACGAGTTCGGCCGCGCCCAGCAGCGGGCCATCAGCATCATGAACTCCGGCGTCGAGCGCGCCATCGAACTGCAGGTCGGAGCCCTGCTGGCCGCCGCCGCCGACGACATCACGCCCGGCACGACCCCGCCCGCCAAGACCGGCGTCGCCGTCATCGAGGACGCCCTCGACAGCGGCTACCGCGGCGTCGGCACGATGCTGACCTCCCGGTTCGGGCTGTCCATCCTGTCCTCGCTCGGCTTCGTCGTCGGCCCCAAGGGCCAGCACTTGGAGTCCTCGCTCGGCACCCCCGTCGGCGGCGGGCACAACATCGCCATCGGCCCCGGCGGCGACGTCCCGGCCGCGAACGCCGAGGCGTGGCTCTACGGCGTCGGCCAGATCACGGTCCGGCTCGGCAAGCAGTTCGCCTCCGAGCCGGTCTTCGTTGGGGCCGCCGACACCAACGAGGTGCAGAGCCTGACGATCACCGGCTCCCCGACCGGCGGCACGTACACGCTGACCTTCGACGGGCAGACGACCGCGGCCATCGCCTACAACGCCAACGCCGCCGCCATCCAGAGCGCGCTGCTGGCGCTGTCCAACATCGACGCGGGCGACGTCACCGTCACCGGCACCGGCCCGTTCACCATCACCTTCGGCGGCCAGTACGCGGGCGACCCGGTCAGCCAGATCACCGCGACCTCCTCGCTCACCGGCGGCACCGCGCCGGCCGTCACGACCGGCACGACGACGCAGGGCTCGGACAACTTCGGCACCAACCTCTACCGGGTCATGGTGCAGCGGCTCGTCGTCGTCGACTGGGACTGCATCGCCGTGGCGACGAAGTTCACCGTCTGACCGGTCTCCCCGCAAGGGCATGGAGGGGGGAAGGATTATGGGTCACACTAGTGAGCATGAAGGCCCGCTGGAGAATGCAGTGCGAGTGCTGCAAGTCGCCGATCATCGTCGGCGACCAGTTCTCGATGCATGCCGGTCGTCCGTGGATCACCAAGCACCTGCTGGAGTACCAGTCGCGCAGGCGGGCCATGAAGCAGTAACCGGGGGCCGCTGATGGACGCCATCCTCGGAGCCATCAGCGTCAAGGACCTCGGTGTCGGCGTCCTGCTCGGCGTGGCGATTCTCATGGTCTTCAGGGGCCTGCTCGTCCCGGTTCGCTACTACGATCGAATGGAGGCGAACAAGGACGCCCAGATCGCACAGTGGCGAGAGACTGCCGACAACTACAAGGCGGCATTCGAGGAGGAGCGGCGTCAGAAGAATCTGCTCCTCTCCCGGGATGATCTGGCGATGCACACGCTGACTGAGATCAGAGCGCATGTCCGAGACAGGCTCGACGAAGGCGGTGAGGAGTCGTGAGATTCACCTTCTGGGCCCGTCGACCTCCAGTGCCCGAGCAGGTACCGGATCTTGCCGTCTCGAATCGGGCGAAGCGGGACGCTTACGACGGACGGGATGTAACACTGAAGTCGATCCAGCGAACGTCCGCCATGAAGCGGCGGAACCACATCGCGGAGGACATCGGGAAGGCGTATCTCATCCTGCACGGAAAGGCGTAGGCGCATGGATCTCGACACCCTGAGATGGATGTACCGCAGCATCGTCGTCGTCGCCGCGCTCTCGTCGTGGGCCGTGTGCGTCACCTACCACGTCCGCGCCGGTGGGCTCTGGCGGGAGTCGCAGTGGGGGCGACACATGATGAGCAGCGACGCGCTGCTCGCCACGCTGCTGACGTTCACCATCGTCGCCTCGTTCATCCCCCGCTGGCTCGCGTACAGCATCGGCATGGCGCTGATGCTCGGCTACATCTACGTCCGGCTGGCCCGCACCCGGCTCATGCTGCGCAGCCAGAGCGAGGGCGAGGAGCGCGACGCCATGGCGGAAGCCGCACAGATGCTCAAGCAGAGCCGAGAGGAAAGAGGCACCACCGCATGAAGGGGAAGTCGCAGCCCATCGCCCTCATCGACGGCATCATCGCCGGTCTGCTGTTCATCTTCGGCGGGATGTCGGCGACGAACCTCGGCGATCAGGCCAACCACACCGTCCTCGCCCTCGGGGTCTGGGGCAGCCTCGTCGTCACCGGCATGAAGGTCGGACTCATCGCCTACCAGCAGAGCAAGGTGACGCCGTTCGAGGACGTCGTCACCTTCCGGGACCGGGATGGAAACATCGTCACCGGTCCTCTGGCATCCGACCCGGCTCGCGCCGCACAGGCCGTCCAAGTGCTGACGACAGCGCCCGCTGCTGACAGCAACGCACCGGTAGATGCCGCGCCGGGCGAGGATCAGTCCGAGGTCATCCTGAACCCGTAGCCCTACCCTTGGGGCATGACGATCCCGCAGGACCAGTGGAAGCACTGGACCCCCGCCGCACAGGAGAAGGCGGTCGAGGCGCTGAAGCAGCGGTCCTCGGAGACGTGGCGACCGTTCTACTGCCCGAACCCGCACTGCGACGGCAACCACCACATCGACACCGAGAGCCCCGTCTGCGCGAAGACGGGGCGTCTCCACGTCTGGGCGGAGACCGACTCGCGGTGGCAGTGCGTCGACTGCGGTGCGGCTGGCACCCCGCGGGACCGCTGGCTGTGGCGGCACGCCCGGGAGGACCAGCGCCCGCCCGGCGGTGACTGGCTGACGTGGTTCATCCGCGGTGGCCGTGGCGGCGGCAAGACCCGCACCGGCTCGGAGTGGACCAACCGGATGGTCCGGGTCGCACCCCGGTTCGCCCTCATCGGCCCGACCGGCACCTCGGTGCGTGACGTCATGGTCGAGGGTGAGTCCGGCATCCTCGCCACGTCCCGGCCGGAGCAGCGCCCCGCATGGGAGCCCTCGAAGCGGAAGTTGACGTGGCCCAACGGGGCCATCGCCCACACGTACTCCGGCGAGGAGCCGGACCGGCTCCGCGGTCCGCAGCACCACGCCGCGTGGATCGACGAGCCCGCCCACATCCCGCTCATCGACGACGTCTGGTCCAACCTGCTGTTCGGGCTCCGGCTCGGCACCCGGCCCCGCATCTGCGCGACGACGACGCCGCTGCCGAGCAAGTGGGTCAAGGAGTTGATGGCCGACCCGATGACGGTCAGCGTCGCCGCGTCGACGTACGCCAACCTCGCCAACCTCGCCCCGCAGTTCGCGGCCACGATCCTGCGCCGCTACGAGGGCACCCGCAAGGGTAAGCAGGAGATCTACGGCGAGGTGCTCGCCGACGTCGAGGGCGCGCTGTGGTCCTTCGAGGACATCGAGCGGCACCGCATCCTCGACCCCCAGTTCGCCCCGCTGCACTACGACCGGATCGTCGTCGCCATCGACCCGGCGGGCTCGATCAAGCGCAAGGCCGACGAGACCGGCCTCGTCGTCGTCGCCGTCTCCGGCACCGACTACTACGTCCTCGAAGATGCCAGCGGGAAGTACAGCCCGAATGCATGGGCCACCCGCGCGGTGAATCTCATGGAGAAGTGGTCAGCGGACTGCCTGATCGTTGAACGCAACTATGGCGGCGACATGGTTAGGACGACGCTGGAGAACGCGGACCAGCAGGCGCGCATCGTCGAGGTCACTTCCCGGCGCGGCAAGGTCATCCGTGCAGACCCGGTCGTGGCACTCTACGAACGAGGGCTTGTTCACCATGTCGGTGCCGAGTTGAGCGATCTGGAAGACCAGTTGCTCGGCTGGGTCCCCGGCACCGATTCACCCGACCGCCTCGATGCTCTGGTCCACGGCATCACGGATCTGGCAAAGATCGTCGAACCTGCAGCAGTCGCGGACCCGCGGTCGCTGCGCAACCAGCAGTTCCAGTCTCCCTTCCGTCACCTGAGGTCTGTTTCATGAACCCGGAGTTCCTCCACGTTGTTGCCGCACTCGTCGGCATCGTCTCCGCTGCCCGCCTGACGCGACTTCTCGTCAACGACTCGTTTCCGCCGCTCGTCTGGGCGCGCATGAAGTGGGACGACCTGACAGCGGATGACGGCAAGGATGGGAAATGGACCGCACTTCTTCACTGTCCTTGGTGCGCCGCACCCTACATCTCCGCCATCATTCTTGCGTGGGCGGTGCTGTCACACCTCCACTGGACGTGGTGGATCTTCAACGGCTGGATGGCCGGATCGTACGCAGCATCATGGATCGTCTTCCACGACGAGGACTGAGAGGTAGCAGATGCCCCGAGTGACGACCGAGGTGGCGGAGACGCCGCTCAGCATGGTCGCGTCCGCCGCGCGGATGACGGGCACCTCCGTCACCAACCCCCGGCCCAAGCAGTCGTGGCAGAAGGAGGCGTGGCACTTCTACGACACGTGCGGGGAACTGCGCTACGCCGCCAACTGGATGGGCAACGTCCTGTCCCGCGCGACACTGCGGGCCGTGCAGGTCGATGTCGTCGGCGGCGAGGAGCGCGAGGTCACCAGCGGCCCCGCGTTCGAGGCGCTGGAGGAACTGTGCAACGGCCGCGAGGGACAGGCCGCCATGCTCAAGAGCATCGGCATCCACTTCTTCGTCGCCGGGGAGTGCTACCTCATCGGCCGCAGCCCCGACCCGAAGCACGACGAGATGGTCGACGCGGAGGAGACCCTCTGGGAGGTGGCCTCCACCGAGGAGGTCACCCAGAATGGCAAGCAGTGGCAGGTCGACTACCACGACGGCACCGGCGCGATCCCCCTCGGCGAGGACGACGTCGTCATCCGGCTGTGGATGCCGCACCCGCGCCGCCACAAGATGGCCGACTCCCCGGTCCGCGCCCAGTTGGCGAACCTGCGCGAACTGGAACTGCTGTCCCGGCACGTCGCCGCGCAGGCCCGCTCCCGGCTCGCCGGTAACGGCGTCCTCTTCCTGCCCAGCAGCATCCAGTTCCCCACCCCGCCGAACCCGCCGGAGGGCGTCACCGACTCCGCGTCGCTGTTCCAGTGGCTCCTCATGAACGCGATGATGGAGTCCGTCGAGGACCCGTCCGACCCGGCCGCCCTCGTGCCGATCATCGTCACGGCCGACGGCGAGTCCATCGCCAACATCGAGCACAAGACGTTCTGGTCCGAGTACGACGCCAAGATCAGCGAACTGCGCAGCGAGGCCATCCGGCGGCTCGCGCTCGGCCTCGACATCCCCGCCGAGGTGATGCTCGGCACCGCCGACATGAACCACTGGTCGGCGTGGCAGGTCGAGGAGTCCTCGATCAAGGTGTCCGTCGAGCCGATGCTCGCCTCCATTGCCCGCAGCCTCACCACCGGCTACCTGCGCCCTGTCACCGACAACACCAAGGACGCCATCGCCTTCGACACCTCGAAGTTGCGGATGCGCCCGAACCGGTCCCGGGAGGCCATCGAGTTGTCCGACCGGCTCGCGCTGTCCAACGCCGCGCTGCGCCGCGAGACCGGCTTCGACGAGTCCGACGCGCCCGAGCCCGACGAGTTGAAGCACATGCTGCTGATGCGGATCGCGGGCGGCTCGGCCACCCCCGAGCAGGTGGCGCAGGCGCTCAACGCGCTCGGCATCAGCGAGGTCACCGGCGAGGGCGAGACGACCCGCCAGTCCCGGCCCTCGCCGTCGCTGCAGGACCACCCGAGCCGGGACATCCCCGAGCCGCAGGCCGCCGCCGCGTCGCTGCTCGACAAGAGCGAGGTGCTCGTCTTCCGGGCGCTGGAACGGGCGGGCAACCGGCTCCGGTCGCTGAAGCAGACCCGGCCGCCGTGCGCCGCCGCCGACACGTACATGTTCGTCAAGACCGACGTCGGCGAACTCGACAAGGTCCTCGACGACGCGTGGACCTGTCTCGACCGGGTCATCCCGCAGGTGCCGGACTTCCACCGCAAGACCATCGCCAGTGCGCTCGACACGTACTGCCGCCACCTGCTGCTGCAGCAGGTGCAGTACGACCGGACCGAGTTGCAGCACTACCTGACGACCGTGCCGATGAGGGAGATCGCGTGAACTTCACGGCCAGCCGCGAGGAGTTCGCCGACGCACAGGACAAGGTGCAGGCCAAGGACGAGACGTACCTGATCGGCTCGGCCCGTGCGGCGCTGCGCAACGTCGGCAAGAAGGGCTGGTACAACGCCCTGCTCAAGCGGGTCGAGCAGGTGGCTCGGACCGCGTACCGGCGCGAGTCTGGGCACGTGTCCTCCGACACCCTGCGGGCCCGGCTCAAGGCCATGCACGCGGACCTGCAGACCTCCCTCGACAAGACGACCAAGCCGGAGCGCAAGGACATCGAGGCCCGCGCCAAGGCGCTGGCCGCCTCGCTGGCCGCCTTCGCCAACGCCCTCGGGGTCGAGGCCGCCGGTCAGGACGACGAGGACGAGGTCGGGCTGGAGTGGGTCACCATGCACGACGAGCGGGTCCGGGAGGCGCACGCCGCCGCCGACGGTCAGGTCCGCCGCCCCGGCGAGAAGTACGAGGTCGGCGGGGTAGAGATGTCCCGACCCGGCGACGTCACCGCCCCCATCGAGTTGTGGATCAACTGCCGCTGCGCGCTGCGCCCGACCCGGCTGGAACCGGCGGCCATCGCCGCTGCCGCCGCCGAGTACGAGGCGCAGGGCATCGGCGTCTTCCTGCTCCCGGCCGACGGCGACCCGATCCTCGACATCTCCACGGAGAACCCGCCGCACGTGACCGTCGCCTTCATGGGCATGACCGGCGAGCAGGACGTCGACGTCGAGGCGCTGCGCGCGGCCGTCGACCTGACCGCCGCCGAGTTCGGGCCGGTCGAGGTCGAGGTGAAGGGCCGGGACGAACTCGGGCAGGAGGGCGCGGACGTCGCCTTCCTCGACCGGGACCAGATGCTCGACCTGCGGCAGTCGCTGGTCGAGAACGACGTCATCGCCGAGGCGATGGCGCAGGTGGAGCAGTACCCGGAATGGCTGCCGCACCTGACGCTCGGGTACCCCGAGACGCCCGCGAACGACGGCGACCTGCCGTCGACCATCCGGCTGGACCGGCTGGCGCTGTTCGTGGGGAAGGACCACTACGAGTACCCCTTGGGAGGGGAGATGGCTGACACGACCGACGCCGTCGAGCAGGAGGTTGCCGCGGACGACCTGCTCGACGAGGAGATCGACGACATCGGCGAGATCGACGACGCCGAGACCGTCATGTGGCACGGTGCCCTCGCCCCCGAGGGGGTCGCCACCGGCGACGGGCGCAAGTTCGCGCTGAACTCGATGCGCTGGCGGGATCTGCCGCTGCCGCTGGCGTGGCAGAAGGTCAACGAGCCCGGGCACGACGGCTCGGTCGTGGTGGCCCGGATCGACCGGGTGTGGCGCGACGAGAACAGCGTGCTGCAGGGCGAGGGCACCTTCGCCATGAGCGCCGAGGCCGACGAGGTCATCGGGCTCATCGCCGACGGGCACCTGCGCGGGGTGTCCGTCGACGTCGACGATGCGACGATGTCCTTCGAGGACGAGGACGGCAACGAGGTCACCTTCGACTCGGTCATCGACCCGGAGACCAAGATCACGCAGGTGCTCACCGACGGCCGGGTCTGCGGGGCGACGATCTGCGCCATCCCGGCGTTCGCCGAGGCGTTCGTCGCGCTCGGCCCGCACCCGAACCCGCCGCAGGCCGAGGGCATGCTCGCGGCCAGCGGTGAGGAGGAGGAGTTCCGGGACATCTCCGCCGAGGAGCGGGACAAGATGGCGAAGGACGGCCGGGCCCTGCCGGACGGCTCGTTCCCCATCGACACCGTCGAGGACCTGCGCAACGCGATCTCCTCGGTGGGCCGGGCCAAGGACCCCGCCAAGGCCAAGGCGCACATCAAGAAGCGGGCCCGGGCGCTCGGCGAGGAGGGCCTGATCCCCGACGGGTGGGCGGCCGTCGCCGAGACGTTCGTCAAGACCGAGGACGGCCCCGGCTGGCTCACCCACCCGGTCGACACGGAGCGGCTGCGCCGGTACTGGACCAAGGGCAAGGGCGCGGCGAAGATCCGCTGGGGCGTGCCCGGCGACTTCAACCGCTGCCGGGCCCAGTTGGCGAAGTACATCAAGCCGCAGTACCTGTCCGGCTACTGCGCCAACCGGCACTACGACGCGCTCGGCTTCTGGCCGGGCCGCCCGGTGTCGGCCGAGACGCAGCCGTTCGGCGGGGAGCCGTTCGCGCTGGTCGCCTCCGCGTCCGGCAACGTCATGCCCGCCGAGTGGTTCGCCGACCCGCGGCTGCCCGGCCCGACCCGGCTGACGATCACCGACGAGGGGCAGGTCTACGGCCACCTCGCCGAGTGGGACGTGTGCCACATCGGGATCGCCAACGCGTGCACCACCGCCCCGTCGTCGCTGTCGAACTACCTGTACTTCGCCACCGGCGTCATCGACACGACCGGCGGCGCGATGCCGGTCGGCACCCTGACGATGTCGTGCGGGCACGCCGGGCCGAACGCCTCGGCCAAGGTGGCGGCGGCGCACTACGACAACATCGGCACCGCCTTCGCCTACGTCACGATGGGCGAGGACGAGCACGGCATCTGGTTCTCCGGCGGGCTCGTGCCGGGGCTGACCGACGAGCAGGTCGACGCGGTCCGCGCGGCAGGCTCGGTGTCCGGGGACTGGCGGCGCATCGGCGAGGGCCTCGAACTCGTCGCGGCGCTGATCGTCAACGTGCCCGGCTTCCCGATCACCCCGACCCAGATCGCGGCCAGCGGCGGCCACCAGACGGCGCTCGTCGCCAGCGGCATCGTCCTCGACAGCGCCCCGAAGCAGACGCTGAAGGAGATCGTCGCCTCCGCCGTCGCCGAGCACCTCGCCGAGGTCGAGGCCCGGCAGCGGATGGCGCGGCTGCGCAAGGAGTTGGGCCGTGACCCGCTGTCGCGGATCGAGCGGATCAAGTCCGGGCGGGGGTCGGCATGACCGACAGCGGTCGAGCCTTCTACGGGCTGGTCCCCTCGCGCCCGACCGGGGTCCGCGTCGTGCCGTGGGGGGACTCGACGACGGCCGCCGACACCGGCCGGTACCCGGCCACGTCGTGGGGCACCCGGGACTTCTGGGCGTGGGGGCATGTCCTGTCCGGCGGGGCGTTCCGCTACATCCAGAACGCCGGGCTCGCCGGGGACGACAGCGGGGAGGCGCTGCCCCGGTTCGCCACCGACGTCGCGGCCTACGCGCCGAACGTCGTGCCCATCGCGTTCGGCATCAACGACGCCGTGTCGGGGCTGTCGCTCGCCACGTTCAAGGCGAACATCCAGCAGATGGTCGCCCTCGTCCGCGGGATCAAGGCGACGCCGTGGCTGTGCACCGTGTCCGGCAACCTCAACAGCGGCGTGATCCAGCAGCGGATCGCCCAGTACAACCTGTGGCTGCGGACCTACGCCGCCGCCGAGGGCATCCCGCTGCTCGACATCGCCGCGGTCATGACCGACCCGGCCACCGGCACCATCCCGACCGCGTACAACCTCGACGGCACCCACCAGAACGCGGCCGGGGCCAAGGCCCTCGGGCAGCAGGTCGCCGCCCTCGTCACCCGGTCCCTGCCGGTGTGGTCGCCGCCGCTGCCGGTGTCGAACACCGCCGACTCGCAGAACCTGCTGACCAACGCCCTGTTCCTCACCAACACGGCAGGCGTCCCGACCGGCTGGCTCAACACCCTCGGCACGCCGTCGATCATCACCGGCGACACCGCCATCAAGGGCAACTGGGCGCGGCTGACCGACAACGGCGTCGCCACCTCGAACCTGCGGTTCAACTCCGTCACGGGGATCGCCGCCGGGGACGTCATCCGGTTCTGCGGCCGGTACCGGCAGGTGCAGGGCACCTCGGTCGCCACCTCGTCGCTCTACCTCATGCTCTTCGCGCCGACCAACCGGCAGGCGCTCGTCCTCGGCGCGCAGGCGCAGGACATCGACGGGGCGTTCACTTTCGACGTCGTCGCACCCACCGGGTTCACCTCGTGGCAGGTCCAGTTGGCCCGGACCTGCACGACGGCAGGCACCGGCTACTCCCAGATCGCCCAGATGGGCGTCTACAACCTGACGACGCTGGGCCTGACATGAGTGGAGAGGGCGGGAACGTGGCGGACAGCGGACGGACCTTCTACGGGGGCGGGACGACGCCGCCCGACTACGTCTACGACCCGGACACCGGGCTGTGGACCGTGACCCCGGGGCAGAACCCGGGGTGCGCCCGGTTCAAGGTCGCGGGTGACAGTTACTCGGACGCGACGACGCCGGGCCAGTACCTGTCGATCCCGCTGCAGACCATTCTCGCCAACGAGCAGGTCGCAACCCTGCAGCCCGACGGCTTCAGCCTGAGCCCGGCGGCGTCGGGCCTGTACCTGATCTCCCTGCACGGCGCGGCGCTCTACGCGGGGGTGGGGACGGCGACGACACCGGAGACGGACCTCGTCCTCAGCACGTCGGGACCGCAGGGGCCCGCGCAGACGCTCGGCTCCGGCATCGACCCGGAGGTCATGAACAACGACTCGCTGTTCTTCTCCTTCTCGCTGCCGACCCTGTGGGTGGCCGATGGCAACACCGCCAACGACCTCACGGTGTACCTCTACAGCGCGACCCACCCATGGGCGCTACTGCTCGACCTCACCATCGTCCGCCTCGACTAAGGAGCCCGGCCCATGTCTGCATCACCGACGCACGTCACACTCGTTGCCGCCACCGTCACGACGGTCACACTCGACAAGGACTACAACCAAGTCGAGGTGCTCAACGTCGACGGGGCTGCGGCCGTCTACTTCACGACGAACGGTTCGACACCGGCGGTCGGGGCAAATGGCAGCAACGTCATCCCGGCTGCCATCGGTAGTCTGACCGTACTCCCGGGCACCACCGGAAACACGGTCGTCAAACTCATCAGCGCAGGCACCCCCACGGTGTCGGTGCGCGGCATCTAGAGGAAGGAACTCCCCACCGATGGGCTGCAACTGCGGCGGCAAGAACGCCAAGATGACGTGGATCTACACCGACGAGAAGGGCAAGCAGACTTCCTACAACACCGAGATCGAAGCCAAGGCGGCGCAGATCCGGAACGCGGGTCGAGGAAGTTACCGGTCCATCCCAAGATGACGTGTCACACGGTGTGACACGGCAACAGGCATCCGAGTTTTCTCGGATGCCTGTTGCGTTACGCCCGGCCCATGTACGATTTCCGCCAGAGCCTCCGGGCAACTCGAACCTAGTTCGGTGCCGACAGCCTGCATCTTCCTTTTGCAGTGCCCTCACCGTACCGACTTCATTCGAGTCAGGAGACCGATCATGGACTTCACCGTGAACGCAGACCTCTCCGGCTACAGCGCCGCAGAGATCGCCGACCTCATCACCGCCGGGAACGAGGCGCTCGACGCCCTCTTCGCCGCCGCCGGAGACGCCCCCACCGCTGCGCAGGCCGACGAGGCCGAGCGGATCAGCGCCGAGATCGCCCGCCTCTCCACCGAGGCCACCACCCGCGAGACGGCCGCCGCCGAGGTCGCCGCCCGCTTCGCCGCCGTCCGCGACGCCCGCGTCACCGCCTCCACCGAGGAGCCGGAGGACGAGGAGGTCGAAGAGGAGGAGGAGCCCGTCGAGGAGGAGCCCGTCGAGGAGCCGGTCGCCGTCGAGGCCGCCGCCACCCGCGCGCCCGCCCGCACCTCGGCCCGCGCCAACATCGCCGGTCGCCGCCCCAAGACCCCGGCCCGCCCGGCCCGCCCGGCCATGACGGTCACGGCCGCGCAGGACGTGCACGGCTTCGCGCTCGGCTCGCAGATCGCCGACATCGACACCCTGTCCCGGGCCGTCGTCAGCCGGATGCGCGGCTTCGGCGCGCCGCAGGGCGTCAAGGGCGGGGCGATGCAGAACTTCGCCGTCGCCTCGCTGCAGCGCCAGTTCGACGAGGACCTCGTCGTCAACGGCAGCAACGACATGGAGGTCCTGTCCCGGGCCGCCGACCAGTCCCGCCTGCCGGGCCAGTCCCTCGTGGCCGCCGGTGGCTGGTGCGCCCCGTCCGAGACGATGTACGACTTCTGCGTCAACGCGACGCCGGAGGGTCTCGTCTCGCTGCCGGAGGTGCAGGCCAACCGCGGCGGTGTCCGGTTCACGACCGGCCCCGACTTCGAGACGGTCTTCGGTGCCATCGGCTTCACGCAGACCGAGGCGCAGGCCATCGCGGGCACGACCAAAGGCTGCTACGAGGTCACCTGCCCCTCGTTCAACGAGGTCCGCCTCGACGCCATCGGCCTGTGCATCAAGGTGCCGATCCTGACGAACGCGGCCTACCCGGAGTTGGTCCAGCAGACCCTCTCCTACGGCCTGCTCGCCCACCAGCACCGGGTCTCCTCGTACGCCATCAGCAAGATGGTCACGGCCTCCGGCTCGGCCTTCGTCCCGGCGACGGTGGGCGGCACGACCGTCAACACCCTCGACGGCCTCGAACTGGTCGTGCAGGGCATCCGGCAGAAGTACCGGCTGTCCTTCGACGCGCCGGTCGAGGGTGTCGCCCCGTTCTGGCTCAAGGGTGCGATCCGCGCCGACCTCGCCAACCGCACCGGTGTCGACATGCTCGCCATCTCCGACGCGACCATCGACGGCTACCTGCGCGAGCGGGGCATCAGCCTGCAGTACGTCTACAACTGGCAGGCGCTGGACCTCACGGACACCGGCTACCCGGCCACCGTGCAGGTCATGCTCTACCCGGCTGGCACGTTCGTGAAGGCCGTCACCGACGTCATCAACCTCTCGGCCGTCTACGACGCCGCGAGCCTGAACGTCAACACCTACACCGGCCTGTTCATGGAGGAGGGCATCGCGGTCTTCAAGCGGTGCTGGGACTCCACGCTCGTCACCCTCGCCGTCGACGGCTCCGGCCGCACCGGCTCGGCGAGCCTGTCCGCGACCTTCACCGCCGCGTGATCGGAAGGCCCGGCGTGTCACACGGTGTGACACGCCGGGCCGCCCACCATCCAGACACGAGAGAAACGAGCCAGCAATGAGCGAGTCCAAGATCGTCGAGGTGGAGGGTCTGACGTCCGAGAACGCCACCCTCCTGCTCGCCGCCGCCGAGGAACTCGACCTCGACCAGAGCGTGGTCGCCACCACGTCCTTCGGGCACTTCCTCGTCCCCGAGGAGGTCGCCAAGAAGGCCGGGGTCGACTACCGGTCCGAGGCCGACGTCGAGAAGGCCGAGGCCGAGGCCGAGGCCCAGCGTCAGGAAGACCTCGAAGTCCTCAAGGGGGACGCCCAGCGCGAGGCGCAGGCGGACGCCGACGAGGCCGACGAGGCCAAGAAGGCCCCGCGGCGACGCGCGGCCAAGAAGACCGCTGCGAAGGAGTGAGACATGGCTGACCAGTGCTTCAGCATGGTCCGTGGCCGCGTCATGCGCGTCACGCGACTGGATGGCTGTGGCCGGGTGAAGTCGAGCGGCTGCTCGGCGATCACCTCGGAGGGCTTCGTCTCGGTCGCCTTCACCGCCAACATCAACGAGGGTGAGTCGATCACCGTCACCAACGCCGCGGGCAAGACCTGCGTCAACGACCCGGCGGTGGCCCGGATCGAGTCCTACGGCCTCGTCATCACCTTCTGCGAGGTGAGCCCGGAACTGTACGCCATGATGACCGGTCAGGCCGTCGTGTTCGACAGCGACGGCAACGCCGTCGGCTTCCGGGTCAACACCGACGTCGACCCGGCCGACTCCGGCTTCGCGCTGGAGGTGTGGTCCAACGTGCCGGGTGTCGTCTGCGGCGACGCCGGGGACGCGGGCACCTTCGGGTACACGCTGACCCCGTTCGTGCAGGGCGGCGTCATCGGTGACTTCACCATCGAGAACAACGCCGTCACCTTCACCGTCAACAACGCCATCACCAAGAAGGGTGGCGCGTGGGGTGCGGGCCCGTACGACGTGGTCTCCGACGCGGGCACCCCGGGCCCGCTGCTGGAGCCGCTCGGCCCGGCCGACATCCTGCACGTCCAGTTGACGACCGTCGCCCCGCCCGCCGCGGGCTGCTCGTGCGCCGCCTCCGGCCCCGCCCCCACGGGCGCGACCGCCGGGTCGCCGGGCTCGTGGACGCCGGTCGACTCCTACCCGCTGGCCGACCTCGCCGCCCTCGTCGCCAGCAGCGTCACGGCCTCGCCGTCGACGGCATGGACCGCAGGGCAGTACATCGTTCTGGAGGACGGCTCGTTCGCCCACTGGAACGGCACCGCGTGGGTCGCAGGCATCGCCTGAGTCTCACCGAGCCGCCGTCGGTCCGGATTCGTGGAGGGGTCCGGATCGGCGGCGGCTCTACCCTCGTCCGCAGGAGGTACGCATGAGCACGTTCCCGGAACTGCCCGACATCTGCTGGGACGTCGACACGTCCTGCGACCCCGGCTTCGAGGACCTCGACCCGGACGTGCAGGACCGGGCCATCGCGCTCGCCACGACGACGCTGTACTCGCTGACCGCAGGACGGGTCGGAGGCTGCCCGAAGACGGTCCGGCCGTGCGTCGGCCACAGCGCGTGCGAAACGTCGGTATACGGCCCGTATACGCACGGTTTCTACCCCTTGAACTGGAATGGGGCGTGGAGCAACTGCGGCTGCACCGGCGGCTGCGTCCACAACGGGCTGCACCTGCCCCCGCCGGTGGGCCGGATCGACGCCGTCACCATCGACGGGGCGGCCCTCGACCCGGCCGACTACCGGCTCATCGACGGGCGCACCCTGATCCGCACCGACGGCTCGCCGTGGCCCGCCACCAACGACCTTACGCTGCCGGACACCGAGCCGGGCACGTGGTCGGTCACCTACCTCAACGCCTACCCCGTCGACACCAACGGGGCCTACGCCGCCGGGGTCCTCGCCAGCGAGTACGCCAAGGCGTGCACCACCGGCAAGTGCGAACTGCCGACCGGCGTCACGCAGGTGGCCCGCGCCGGGATCGTCTACACCATGACCGCCGGGGCCTTCCCCGGCGGCTTCACCGGCATCCGCGTCGTCGACGCCTTCATCCGACAGTGGAACCCCAGCGGGCACAAGTCGATGCCCTCGGTGCTGACGCCGCAGACCGGGCGAGGGCTGCACGGATGGCGATGACCGACGACACCTTCGTCTTCCCGGCGCTGCTGGCGGCGGCCCAGTGCCTGTCCGAGCAGATCACCGCCGCCGGGGTCCCGGTGCCGGAGTTCATCGGGATCGTGCCCGGCGACGCGCTGCTGCCGGACTACTGCGCGGGCGGCATGGCGTGGGTCCGGCTCGCCAGCATGGGCGAGTGGGTCGAGGGCAGCGGCGACGGTCAGGACCGGTGGAGCGCCTGCACCGGTCCGCTCATCGCCAGCATCGAGATGGGCATCGTGCGCTGCGCACCCGAGGGCAGCACCGCCAACGGCGAGTTCTGTCCGCCGACGATGGCCGAGCAGTTGGACGCGACCCGGCTGCAGATGGCCGATCAGGCGCTGATGCTGCGGGCCATCCGCTGCTGCCTGCCCGCCGCATCCGACGGCCGGTACGCCCGGCGGATCGCGGTCACCGGCTACAGCCCCGTCGGTCCGGCCGGGCAGTGCCTCGGCGGGCGGTGGACCTTCGACCTGACGAGCGTCTGATGTCCGCCGACGTCGACATCTACATCTATGACGGCAAGATCATCCTGATGTCCCAGCCCGGTGGGCAGATCTGGCGCTGGGCCTACCAGCGGCGGGGACGCGTCGAGCGGCTCGCCAAGGTGAACGCCCCGATCCGCAGCGGCGAACTGGCCCGCAGCATCGAGGCGTCCTACGAGCCCGCCGCCCCGCACGACGTCGTCATGGAGGTCGCCGCCACGGCCGACTACGCGCTGTTCGTCCACGAGGGCACCGACGGGCCGATCTTCCCGCGGGAGTCCAAGCGCCTGTTCCTGCCAGCGTGGGGCCCGTTCAGACAGTCGTTCCCCCGGTATGTGCGCGGACAGCGGGCTCAGCCATTCCTCGCCGACGCGCTGCGCGAAGTGATGCGCGACCTGTAGGTAGTGCCCGCGGCTATCCTGCGTCTGACACATCTGTCAGAGAGGAACCCTCCGCATGACCATCAAGTCGTTCACTACCGCAGCGCGGAACAACACCGACGACGGTGTTCTCGGTGAACCGGTAGACGTCGAAGTGGACGGCAGGACCGTCACCTTCCTACCACCGACCACCGGCCAGATCGCCGTCACGCTCGCCGGTTCATCCGAGATGGCGACGGACTCCGAACTCGCCGCCGCGCAGATCAACTTCTTCTTCTCGTTGCTGGAGAAGCGCGACGCTACATGGTTCCGTCGCCGCCTTTTCGACCGGAGCGACGACTTCGACATCGAGACCATCGGCGAGATCGTCGAGTACCTGATGGAGCAGTGGTCCGCCCGCCCTACCAAGCAGCCGTCCGACTACTTGCCATCGCAGCGCAGCGGTGGGAAGAAATCGACGGCGGTGCGGCACCGCTCGACCCCCTGAGTCTGCGCCCAGATCGGTTCTTCAACTACATCTACGCATGGGCTGTCAGCAGGGTTGAGGACCGTGCACACTGGGACCAGCAGTTGACCGAACCTCTCCCGGGGGCAAAGGTCCGCAAGCCGACGGTGTCAGAACTCGAGGCCGAGGGTGCGGACTTCATGGACTTCATGGGGAAGATGACCACCGCCAGTTAGGAGCAGCCCGTGCCTCGTCGAGGCTCACTCGTCGGTGATGCGTACGTCCGCATCCACGCCGACTCCTCGGCGATGGCGCGGGAACTGCGGCGGGAGGCACGCGCCGCGGCCAAGGCGGGCGGCGAGGACTCGGCCGACGAGTACCTGAAGAACTTCGACAAGGAGATCCGCAAGGAGGCCAAGGGCCGCCTGAAGGGCTCGAACGAGGCGCTCGTCAAGGGCATCGTCGGCGGCAAGAAGGAGTGGGACCGCCAGTTCAAGGCGTCCGGCATGGCCTCCGTCGACGACTTCGTCGCGTCCGCGCGCAAGCGGCTGCAGAAGATCTCCGACCTGTCCGGCGGCAAGGGCTTCAAGTTGCTGCCGCAGTCGCTGGCCGACCTCGAAGCGTGGGCCGAGGACTCCAAGGTCGAGGCCACCCTCGCCCGGCAACGCAAGGCCACCACCGATCAGGACAAGGCGTTCCAGTCGTACGCGAAGAACGTCCTGTTCAGCAGCACCCGGATGGAGCGCGCCATCCGGGATCAGGAGGCGGCGTGGCAGTCCTACGGGCGCAACGTCCAGTTCTCCATGACCCGGCAGGACCGGGTGCTGCGCGAGCAGGAGAGGGCGTGGGTCACCTACGGGCGCAACGTCCAGTTCTCCCTCGACGCGCCGAAGCGGGCGCTCGCCGCGCAGGAGAAGGCCTTCGCCACCTACCAGAAGAACATCACCTTCTCGATGCACGAGGCCGAGCGGCGCGTGAAGGATCAGGACATCGCGTGGAACACGTACGCCTCTAACGTCAAGCACGTCATCGACCGGGAACTGGAGCCCCGGTGGAAGAAGTTCAACCGCGGCTGGAACAACGTCGCCCGTAAGTTCGAGATCGACTCGAAGAAGATGGGCAACGTCATGGGGAAGGTCTTCGGCAAGGGCAGCCGGAACAACTTCTTCAACTTCACCGGTGAGGCCGCCGAGGGCATCACCCGGGTCACCGTCTCCATGTCGAAGTTGCCGCTGAAGGCCGTCTCCGGCGGGTTCAAGACCGTCGTCTTCTTCGGCGACATGGCCTACGAGACGATGAAGGGCATCGGCCAGTTGATGTCCGGCGGCGGGGCCGGTGGCCTGCTCGACGTCTTCAACCAGTTCAAGACCGTCTCCGGCGAGGCCATGTCCGGCTTCGCCGCGTCGCTGGGCAGCCTCGCCAAGACCGGCCTACCGGCCCTCGTCGCCATCGTCGCCGCCGTCACCGGGCTGGCGTTCATCCTGCCCGCCGCGCTCGCCCTCATCGGCAACGCCGTCGGCATCCTCGTCGCCCTCGCCGGGACCATCGGCATCGGTCTCATCGGGGCCGCGCTCGCCGCCGCCCCGATCCTCGCCGCCCTCGCCGGAGGCATCGGCACCGTCGCGCTCGCCAGCGGCGAACTCAACGACAAGGCGGGCAAGGTCGGCAAGGCCATGGCCCCCATGCGCAAGGCATGGGGCGAGATGCTCAAGGCGTTCAAGGACAAGGGCGTCGTCACCATCGCCAAGGCGCTCGGCGACCTCGCGCCGCTGCTGAAGACCATCGTCCTGCCCGCCCTCAACGGGTTCGCCGACGCCGCCGGTGCGGTCATGGAGCGGCTGTCGGTGATCTTCTCCTCCAAGCAGATGAAGCCGTTCATCGACGCGTGGAACAAGGCGCTGCCGGAGATCTTCCGCAAGACCGGCACCGGACTGGCCGACCTGCTCGGGGCCATCTTCGCCTTCTTCAAGCCGATCATGCCGTTCGCGGACCGGCTCGCCGGGCTGTTCGAGCGGCTCATGTCCCGCTTCCTCGACTGGACCACCAGCGCCGAGGGGCAGAACTCCATCAAGGACTTCATGGACCGGGCGTGGACCGCCGGGAAGAAGTTGTGGGACATCATCTACGGCCTCGGCGAGATCCTCGGCACCTTCTTCGACGAGGGCGACAAGGGGGCCGGGAGTTCTCTGTTCGACGACATGCTCGCCAAGGTGCAGCAGTTCGTGGACTACCTCAAGACGCCGGAGGGCAAGAACGCCGTCGCCGACTTCTTCTCCAACGCCAAGGACACCGCCGAGGCGCTCGGCCGCGGCATCTCCACCATCGCCGTCGCGCTGGGCACCATCGACTGGAAGGAGGCCGGGGAGACCGCCAACACGATCCTCACCGGCATCTCCGACGCCATCGCCCTGATCCTGCTGGCGCTCGGCTACTGGAAGTTCCAGATCGACCTCGTCGGCAGCGCGTTCTCCGGGATCGGCTCCGTCTTCACCAGCGTCTACAACGCCGTGATCGGCCCGGTCCTCGACATGATGCTCGGGGCGCTGTCCGGGGTGCTGCGGACCATCGCCGGGATGCTCGACGCGTTGAGCAACGTGCCCGGCTTCGAGTGGGCGAAGACCGCCGCCGACAAGTTGCGCACCGCCGCCGACATGGCCGACCGGCTCGGCGACAGCATCCGGCACATCCCCGACGGGAACGTCACGATCAAGGTCGGCCTCGCCGGTGAGGGGGCCCGCCTGCTGCGCGCCGGGTCCGGCAACAAGTTCGCCCAGCACCGCACCGACGTCCTGTTCGGTGCGGCCTCCGGCGGCATCCTCGACAGCCCCACCTTCGTCCGGCGCAACGTCATCGCCGGTGAGGCCGGACGGGAGGCCATCGTCCCGCTCGACCGGCCGCTGTCGCAGGTCGACCCGAGCGTGCGGGCGCTGGCCGCCGTCGCGCAGGGCATGGACCGGGTCACCCGGCTCGGCGCGGGCTCCGTCATCAGCGGCGGCGGCGGCTCCTCGGTCCTCGTCGAGTCCGGGGCCATCAACGTCATCGTCCCGAACTCTGACCCGGCCAACGTCGCGGAGGCTGTGCTGGACCGCCTCGCCGTCGCGGCCCTGCGATAGGAGCACCTGCCCATGTACGACGGCTGGCTCACGACTTTCGGCACCGAGGTCGTCAACGCGGCCCGGCTGCACGCCTACCAGTCGGCGCTGCTGCCGGGGCTGCCGCTGCGGGACTGCACCGAGTGCTACGACCTGACGGCCGCCGTCGAGGACGACCCGTACACCACGCCGACCGCCGACGACGCCCCGTGGGTCGACGTCGACACCCCCGACTCGGGGCTGTTCATCGGCTTCATGGCGAACACCCTGACCGGCTTCGAGGACTCCACCCGGACCGCGCCCGTCATCGAGTCGCTCTTCGACGGCGGCACCGTCGGCCGGACCCGGCGCAACAGCCGAGAGATGCGGGTCGTGCTGACCGGGTTCGGCCAGACCCACGCCGCCGTCATGGCCGGGCTGGCGTGGCTGAAGTCGGCCCTCAACGGCAACCTGTGCAACACCTGCGACGACTCCGACGACGTGTGCTTCTTCACGGCGTGCCCGCCACCCGGTGCCGACGCCGACGCCTTCATCCGGCACCTGCGCCGGGTGAAGTGCACCGCCGGGCCGACGGTCCTCATCGAGCGGGAGATGAACTCCTGCGGGGCATGGATGGTGCAGGTGGAGTTCACCCTCGTCGCGGGCTCCCCGTTCATCTACGGCGAGCCGAACGACGTCGCCTACGCCACCGGCTCGGAACTGACGGCGGTCCACCCGGACGCCGACGTCTTCCCGCTGACCCACCCCATCGAGTCCTGCTGGTCGTGGCTGGACAAGCCGAAGTCGGTGCTGCTGCGCGACCCGGACTGTCCGCCGGTGCCGCCGCCGCCGACCGCCCCGGCGATCACCGAAGCGTGCAAGCCGGTCGTCTTCTCCGGCTACTCCTACTACCCGTCCGCCGACAGCGGGCGCAAGAACGTCGTCGTCGCCCTGCCCGGCTACTCGGCCCGGCCGGTGCTGGCGCAGAAGGCCGGGACGTGGGTGACCGCCTACAGCCAGAACAGCGTCTCCGGGATCACCGCCTCCAGCGTCATCAAGGGCAAGGTGTCGACGACCTCGGGCACGACGTGGGGCGCGGAGTACACCGTCTACGACGAGGGCTCGGGTACCCGCGGGCTGGAACCGGCCGGGATGACGTACGCCGCCGACCTCGACAAGTTCATCCTCGGGGTCAACAACCGGGACCTGAGCAGCGGCAAGATGCGCGGCGAGATCCTCACCTCGGCGACCGGGCTGTCCGGCTCGTGGTCGGTCATCGCCAACCTCGACGCGGTGATGAGCGGCTGGGGGGCCTCCTCCTACTACCTGACCGACGTCGAGCACCACGAGAACGGCACCCCGGGCGGCATCATGTACGCGGCCGTGCACGCGATGCGCCGCAAGATCGGCACCACCCCGGCGACGGTCAAGCCGGTGGCCGTCATCCTGCGCTCCTTCGACGGCGGCGTCACGTGGCAGGTGCTGTCGCTGCCGTGGGGGGCCTCGACGGTCAACTCGTACACCTACCCGCAGTTGGCGCTGTGGCCCACCGGCGAGATCGGGGTGCTGGTCAACGTCCCGGAGAACCGGCAGATCTTCTGGAAGCGGTCCACCACCGGCGGCTCGTCGTGGACCGCAGGCGTCGTCGCGGCCACCGCCGCCGGAGGCATCCCCGCGCCGGTCATCACCAACGACGGCGGGGTCATGTTCCTCTACCGGGACACCCGCGACCCGGGCAGCACCGGGCTCGGCCGGTTCAACTACCGGTGGTCCAAGGACCACGGCCGCCGCTGGTTCGCCGGGACGAACTTCACCAAGAGCACCGGCGGGATGCAGGGCGGCGACTGGGCCGTCGGCAGCACCGGCGACCTCGGTGTCGTCTTCGGGCTCGCGTACTCCAGCACCGACGCGAATGTGTACTGGAACACCTTCTGGCAGAAGGAGAACTACCTCTCGTACGCCATCTACGTCCCGGACAGCGCGCTGCGGGCATGGGCCGACGGCGTCCTCATGCTGCAGATCCGCACCGGCGCGCGGGCCAGCCGCAACATGCGCATCCGGTTCATCCCCCGGCCGCTGCCGGACCAGATGCCCGAGGACCTCGACCCGTGCTCGGTGTGCTCGGAGTTCACCATCGACTACGCGCCCGCCAACACGCTCGTCTACATCGACGGGATGACGGAGCGGGTGACGATGCGGGTCGGCAACGGGGTGCCGCAGCCCGCCGACCACCTCGTCTCCGGGCCGAGCGGCGGCATCTTCTCGTGGCCCACCTTCACCTGCGGCCTCGGCTACTTCGTCATCGTCGATGTGGATGTCGCCACCGTCACGAGCCTCGCGCTGGCCGTGGCGAACCGCGAGTAGCCTTCCACCACCTGAGAGGGAGGGTCCATGCCGTTCACTGACCTCGGCACGAACATCCTCGCTGGCGGCAACGTCAGCGAGGTCTTCACGCTCGTCACCGGTCAGCGCCTGCTGGCATCAGCCCGGAACTCGTACATCAACTTCCACAACCCGCACGACGACCACCCGCTCAGCGGTCCCAACCAGAGCGGGTGGTCCACGGCCTACCCGACCATCGTGCCGTTCAACGACGGCTTCCTGTCGATGCAGGCGTGGACGTACAACCGCCCCGACCCCGACTACTCCCCGGTCGCCAGCATCATCTACAAGTTCACGGCCATCGACCAGAGCGGCAACATGCTGTGGGAGAAGGACGCCTCGCTCGCGGACCTCGACGTCACCATCTACGACCCGACGCCGACGTACACCACCGACATCGGGCAGACCCGCGCCGCGTCCGCCATCGCCGGGAACATGGGCTCGCGCATCCTCTACCGCGTCGACGCCCACCACAGCCCCGACGGCGGAACGACCTTCATCGACCGGTACTTCCACCTCGACTTCGACGCCTTCGGCAACTTCACCCGGACGTTCGCCTTCGACGTGCAGAGCACGCCGAGCCCCGGCTACGCCTACTCGATGAACTACATGCCGATGACCCAGAAGCGGGTCGGCAGCGGCTGGGTGGCGTGGGGACGGCAGGCCCTCTTCTTCGGCAGCCAGCCGGTCAAGTTGTTCTTCCTCACCGACGACCTCGACCTCGTCGACAGCCCCGCCCTACCCGCCGCGTCGAGCAGCGGCGACACGTACTACCTGCGCGAGATCGTGCAGGACTGGGACGGCGACGGGCTGTGGCTCGTCGACAGCCGCGTCCCGTACGGCAGCGGCGACAACACCCGCTGGGCCAAGATCCCGATCACCTTCGACGGGGTCAACCCGGCCGCCTACGGCACGACCCAGTTCGGCAACTCGACCCTCGCCAACTACCCGGCGACGAGCCCGCGGACGGCGCGCGGCTTCGGGCAGGTCAACAACTGGTCCACCGGGTCCGGGCCGAAGCCCGCCGACTACTGGAACCCGGCCGACGGCACGAGCGCCTTCGTCATGCCCAACACCAACAACATGGAGTGGGCCCTCGCCAACGACGTGGACAACGGCGAGTACGGTCCCACCGGCCTCGTCGCCAGCATCGTGACGGACTGGTACGGCGGGCACACCGGGGCCGACCCGTACAACGGCGACACGTTCTCGAACAACAACTTCGTGCTGCGGCTCAACGTCGGTCGCTTCGACACGAAGACGGCCGGGTTCATCGACCTCAAGGTGCTCTACCCGGTGCCCGCCGCGCAGTCATTCTCGTGGGGCACCGGCTACCGGGACGCCGACTTGGACGAGGCCGCCTACTCGTTCGTCCACCCGATCAACGGGCGCGTCCTCATCCTCGCCTACCACTACTGGACGTTGCTCGGTCCGGCCGTCGACGACGGCGGTGTCGACTACGGGCAGTCATGGATGTCGGCGTTCTGGATCGGCCAGATGGGTCCGGCTGACATCCCACCGGCCCCGTCGATGCCCGCGTGGTACAACGCGTTCGGCTCCTCCGGCTCCTCCGGCGGCGGGGTCGCGCCCGCCTCCGAGGGCGACTGCATCCGGCTCGGGCAGGGCACCAACGACGTGTACCTCTACGACCGGGGCGGCGCGCGCCAGATGGCGAAGTTCCCGCTGGTGGACATCACGATGCTGCGCTGGACCCGCAAGCGCGACGACATCTCCGAGTGCACGATGCGCCTCACCTCGCCCGGCTCGGACTGCTGCCAGATCGTCCGGCAGATGCAGGTGGGCCGTCACGAACTCGTCGTCTACCGCGACGGCGTCCGCTCGTGGGAGGGTCCGATCACCCGCATCTCGTACGGGGCGGACTGGGTCGAGGTCGAGGCCCACGACATCTGCCACTACCTGACCCGCACCATCATGCGGGCGGCCTACGACAACCGGTACCGCAAAAAGGGCTCCCGGGTCGGGCCGATCACCAAGCGCCTGCAGACGATCCTGCAGCACGAGATGATCCGCAAGGAACGGCTCAACCCCTCCTACAACATCCTGAAGTTCCTCGAAGTGCGGACCCACGCCAAGACGACCCGGACGTCCCGGTACACCCCGCAGTACTACTCCTCGGTGTGGGAGGAACTCGACTACGCCGCCGCGAAGTTGAGCCTCGACTACACGGTGATCGGGCGGCGGCTGCTCATCAACGACGTGCACGACGTCATCGGGCGGCTGCCGCAGTTGACCGACAAGGACTTCACCGACGAACTCATCGTCACCTCCTACGGGATGGAGTTGGCGACCCGCTCGGCGGTCACCGACGGCGAGGGACACTGGGCCGCGGTCGGCACGAGCAGCGATCCGTACTACGGCGAGGTCGAGTTGCTCAACACCACGTACGGGGAGGCGGCCAAGCCGGTCGCCACGACGAAGCCGACGAAGGAGGAGTTGAAGGCGCTAACGAAGGAGATGACCTCGCAGGCGCAGCGCAACCTCGCCGGTCGCTACCCGATCCCGACCGTGGTCCGCATCCCCGACAACACGCAGTTGAGCCCGGAGGCTCCGCTGAAGATCACCGACCTCGTGCCGGGGGTGCGGGTGCCGATCCGGGCCACGCTGTCCTGTCTCGAACTGGAGCAGGAGCAGAAGTTGGACTTCATGCAGGTCGAGCAGAGCGGCTCCGGCGAGAAGATCACGATCACCCTGTCCCCGGCCCCGGGCACGACGCCGTGGGACGACAGCAGCGAGACGGGGGAGGACTGATGGCCGGGTCGTGGCTGCCGCGGGACGGCCGGGAGTTCTTCGTCCACCTCGCCCGGGAGGCCCGGATGCAGGGCCGCCGCCCCAGCGGGCAGCCCGCCTTCGAGGACGACACCGCCATCGACCCCTCGACCGCGCCGGACACCGACCCGCTCGACTACTACGTCGACGGGCAGGACGAGGACTACCCGATGCCGGTCGTGCCGACGGCCGATGACCTCGTCGTCGACGTCGCCGACAGCGGCGGCATCTACGACGAGCCGGACGACACCGGTGAGACCGACACGTCCGCCGAGGAGGAGCCGCTGACTGCGCCGATCATGCTGCCGGAGTTCCCCACCGACCTGCGGCCAGATCCCGCCGTCTCCGGCAGCGGTGCGGTCATCATCGACACCACGCTCGGGTTGCCACTTTTCTCCGACGGTACGAACTGGAAGACCTTCGCTGGAGTCATTGCGTAACCTGCTGGTGTCACACCGTGTGACACCGCTGAGAGGGAGTGGCATGTCGACGTATCCACCGGCTGACGCCAAGACGCAATGGTTCGACGACGACTTCGGCTGGGACGTCATCGTTCCGAACGTGCTCGTCTGGCACACCACCGAGACGATGAACTGGCCGGGCTACGACGGCGGTGCGAAGGCCCCGCACATCACCGTCCGGCCGGACATCCCCAACAAGCGGCTCCAGTTCCGCCAGCACTTCGCCAGCGAGCACTCCTCGCGCGCCCTGCAGAACCTGCCTGGCGGCGTGGCGACGAACACGAACAACGCCTTCCAAGTCGAACTCGTCGGCACCTGCGACGACGCGTACGCCAAGGCGTGGGGCACCCGCAAGGCCGGGGTTGACTACATCCACTGGCCGACCGCGCCGGAGTGGGCGCTCGCCGCGCTCGCCGACCTCGTCAAGTACCTCGACACGCGCTTCGACGTGCCGCTGCGCAGCACCGTGACGTGGGCGGACTACAAGAGCCCGGACGGGCTGCTCGCCGACGTCCGACTCTCCGGCGCGCAGTTCCAGACGTACACCGGGCACCTCGGCCACCAGCACGTGCCGGAGAACAACCACGGCGATCCGGGCAAGTTCCCGATCCAGAAGGTGCTCGACTACGCCACCGCCGCCCCGACGCCACCGGCGTTGCAGACCACCGAGTGCGTCGTCACGACGTATCCGACGGTCGTCGCCTCCGGGATGGAGTTGACCCTCACCGCCACGGTGAAGCCCGCCGTCCCGGGCCGGGTCCAGTTCCAGTGGTACACCGCGGGCGGGTTCCGCAACTTCGGGCCGCAGGTCGCTGTCAGCAACGGGCGGGCCAGCATCGTCAACAAGCCGTCCGCCAGCGTCATCTACCGCGCCATCTTCTACCCGACGGACACCGCGAAGTACAAGGGCGACTACAGTCCGAACCTGCCCGTCGAGGTCGTTGACCTCGGTGCTCTCGTTGACCGCGTCGAGAAGTTGGAGAAGCAGTCGGGCTGAAGATGTCGCTGAGGTGGCTCTGCTGGCCGTACATTGGTCGCAGCATGACGACCACTCCCCAACGAGGAGCGGAGCCACAGGCCGTGTGAACCGGCAGGAAGCGAGTCTCGAATGGCCCGGTGCGGATGCAGCGGAACCTCATGTTCATGCTTGATCGTCGGCGAAGGCTCCATCACCGTCACCGGTTCTGGCTCTGGTGCATCGCCCTACGTCATCACCGGTGGCGGCGAACTGAGCGTCCTCGACAGTGACACCGTCGACCTGACTCTGACCGGAGACGGTTCCACCGGTACGCCATACGTCCTCAGCGCCGACGCCGTCGTCGAGATGGAGGAGTTGACCAACTTCGACCCGACCGGCGGCAGCCCCGGCGACGTCGTCGCCCTCAACCCCGCCGGGGACGGCTACGTCCTGCAGCCGCCGTCCACGGCCACCCCCGGTGCGCTCGTCACCGGCGCGGGCCTGTCCGGGGATGGCTCCGGCGGTGACCCGCTGCGGGTCGACTCGACGACGAGCACGTACGTGCCGGACTGGACGGCCACGACGACCAACCCGGACATCGGCTCCGGCTCCATCGACGGGCGGTACACCGTCTGGGGCAAGTGGGTCGACCTGTCGGTGCAGATCGTCCTCGCCGCCGACACCGCCAAGGGCTCCGGCACCTACGGGATCACGCTGCCGGTCGACGCCCTCGCTGGGCGCGCCCAGATCATCCCGCTGCTCGTCACGTATCCGAACGGCACGATCCGCACCGGGGTGGCGCTGACCAACGGCGGCTCCAGCCTCGTCCGGCTCTACATCAGCAACCCGACCAGCGCCACCGGGTCCACCGTCGCGTCCTCCTCGACACTGTCGACGCTGAGCAGCGGCGGCCGGATCATCCTGACCGGCCGCTACGAGATGGAGCCGTGATGGAGCCCGGGGTCTACCACCTGCGGATCAGCCCGCGCGGCTCCGTCCGCACCCTCTTCGCATTCGCCGAGCCGGACGCCACCCCGGTCGACTTCACCGGGGCCGAGGCCCGCGTCGAGGTCCGCAACGCCCCGGACGGCGGCACCCTCTACCTGTCGATCAGCGAGACCCCCAGCGCCGACGGCTACATCACCGTCGGGGCCACCCCGGGGCAGATCGCCCTGTTTTTCACGGCCGAGTCGACAGACCGGCTGGCCGGAGTGCGCCGCGCGTACTGGGACCTGTTCGTCGAGTTCCCGAACGGAGAGGACGTCGTGAAGATGATGAAGGGCCGGGTCCTGATCGACCCCAGCGTGACGGACCCGACCCATGACTGAGGTCACCGTCACCGAGGACGTCGTCAACGTCGTCGTGTCCGAGATGGGTGCGGCCGGTCCGCTGGGCCCGGCCGGTCCCGCCGGACCCAAGGGCGACCCGGGCGACCCGGGCCCCACCGGCGAGCAGGGGCCCGCGGGTGTCGACGGCGACCCGGGCCCGGTCGGCCCCGCTGGCCCCACCGGTCCGGCTGGCACGGCCGGGGCCACTGGTCCGGCAGGCCCGGCCGGTGCGCAGGGCCCCGCCGGTCCCGCGGGCGCGGACGGCGCGGACGGCGCGGAGGGCGTGCAGGGCCCGGCCGGTGAGGCCGGTCCGGCGGGCCTGACCTTCGCCGGGGCGTGGTCGGCGGGCACGACCTACGCCGAGGCGGACCTCGTCACGTATAACGGCAGCGGCTACTACGCCACGGCCGCCATCGCCTCCGGGGGCGCGGCACCCGACAGCAACGCGCTGTGGCAGGCGCTCGTGCTGCAGGGCGCGCCGGGACCGCAGGGACCGACCGGACCGCAGGGGCCCACCGGGGCCACCGGCCCGGCCGGTGCTACCGGGGCCACCGGCGCGACCGGTGCCACCGGACCGCAGGGGCCCACGGGTCCGACGGGGCCACAGGGTGCGACCGGTGCGACCGGTGCGACCGGTGCGACGGGCCCGGTCGGACCGGCGGGTCCCTCCGGCGGCGGGGCCATCTCGGCCCGGCTCGTCTCCTCGATGACGGCGCTGACGACCACCGGCACCTTCGAGGTGGGCCCGGAGTGGCCGACCGGGGCCACGAACATCCTCGTCCTGCTCGACAACGAGTTGCTCCGGGTCACGAACATCGCCGTCGCCGGGTCGAACCGCACCTTCACCGTGCAGCGCGCCCAGTACGGGACGGCCGCGGCGACCCACAACGCGAACCGCACCGCCTACGTCCGGCACCCGATGCAGCCGGTGGAAGGCGCGACCGGTCCCGCGGGTCCGGCGGGTCCGGCTGGGCCCGCCGGGCCTGCGGGTGAGCAGGGACCGACGGGGGCGACCGGCCCGGCGGGTGCCGACGGTGCCGACGGCGAGCCGGGCCCGGTGGGACCTGCTGGCCCTGCGGGGGCAACCGGTCCGCAGGGTCCCGCGGGGGCGACCGGCCCTGCCGGTCCGGCCGGGCCGCAGGGTCCATCAGGTGCGGTGGGCCCTGCGGGTCCGGCCGGGGCCACCGGTCCAGCGGGTCCGACGGGTCCGGCCGGTGCGGACGGTGCGACCGGGGCCACCGGAGCAGCCGGGGTCGGGGTGCCGACCGGCGGTACGACCGGGCAGGTGCTGAAGAAGTCCTCGAACGCCGACTACGCCACCTCGTGGGGCGACCTGCCGGTGGCCCTGCCGACCGGCGGCACGACAGGGCAGGTGCTGACGAAGCAGAGCGCCACCAACGGCGACGCGACGTGGCAGACACCCGCCACCCCGTCGGCGGACCCGTGGGCCAAGCGCCTCGACCTGCCGCTGACGACGCTGACCGGGTGGACCGTCGGCACCGGGACGTGGACCGCGGACGGGGTCGGCATCCACCAGACCGATGCCTCGGCCAACAACCGGCGGCTGCGCTACACCGCCTCCCGGGAGCCCGGCTCGATCCTCGTCGCCGAGGTCGAGGTCCGGCTCGACGGCACCGGCGGCGGTGCGGGCAACGCCGGGCTCGTCTTCCACACCGGGCCGGGGGACAACACCAACGGCCTGCGCGTCGACCTGCGTGGCAACGGCACGAACATCACCGCCGTCGGCATGGAGTCCGACGGGGTGACGGCGCGCGGCACCTACAACCTCGACGCGAACATCGCCTACGGCACGTTCGTGAAGTTGCGGGTCTACGTCAGCGACGAGGCCGCCGACGTCTACATCAACGACGTCTTCCTCTTCTCCGCCAAGGTCATCTACGTCAACGACGGCAACACCCTCGGGCTCGTCACCTACACCGCCTCGGCGACGTTCCGCAACCTCAAGGTGTGGACGCTGCTGACGCCGGGCGAGACGACGACCCCGACGGTGGGCGTGTCCAGCGGCACCTACACGGTGCCGGGGGCACTCGCGGTCAGCACCGGCACGGCCCGCATCTACAACGACACCGGCGTCACCCGGGTCATCACGAAGATCCGCGCCTCGGTGGGCACCGCACCCACCGGTGCCTCCGTCATCGTCGACGTCAAGAAGAACGGCACGTCGCTGTTCCCGACCTCCGCCAAGCCGACCATCGCCGCCGGGGCCAACACCGGCACGGCGGTGCCGGACACGGTGACGTGGGGCGACGGGGAGTACCTCACCCTCGACATCACGCAGGTCGGCTCGGGAGTGCCGGGCGCGGACCTGACGCTGACCGTCACCACGAGGTGAGCGCGTGTCGTACCTGAGCGAGTGCCTCGCCGACAGCCCGGCGCTGCTGATCCCCGGCGTCGAGCAGCCGGTCTACGCCACCGCGGCCACCGCCTCCACGCAGTTCGCCTCCGAGCCCGCCTCGCAGGCCATCAACGGCGAGGTCAACGCGGGAGGCGGCTGGACAACGAACGGGGTGTCGACCGGCTGGCTGCGGGTCCAGTTCGCCACGGCCCAGACGCTGACGTACTACGCGATCCGCCGCCGCGACGACATCCCGGCCCGCAACCCGAAGGACTGGACGTTCGAGGGCAGCAACGACGGCACGACCTTCACCGTCCTCGACACCCGCACCAACCAGACGTGGCCGACAGCCGGGGCGACGCAGGAGTACACCTTCGCCAACTCGACGGCCTACCTCTACTACCGGCTCAACATCACCGCCAACAACGGCGACGTCTACCTGTCGGTCATCGAGATCTTCTTCGGCCGGTTCGCCGACGTCAGCGGCAACAACCGGCACCTCAACGAGTTGCGCCGCACGCCGACGGCCGACTCCTCCAACCTTGTCCTGACCGACCCGCGCGGCTCGGTGCTGTTCACCGGCACCGGCAAGTGCTACCGGCGCAACGCCGAGTCGTGGATGTACGCCAGCACCTCCTACACCGTCGAGGCGCTCATCAAGACGACGACGGCGGGCTCGATGCAGATCATCACCCTCGACGACGCGGGCGGCACCCCGACCGAGACCCGCCGCAGGTGGGCCCTTGGCACGACGACAGGCACGCTGCCGTTCTTCCAGATGTACGCCACCGGCGGTGCCCAGTTCTTCGCCGCCATCGGCACCGTCGCGCTCAACGACGGGGCCGTGCACCACGTCGCCGGGGTCTGCGACGGGGTCGCCAAGACGGCCACGCTCTACACCGACGGGGCGCAGGCGGGCCAGATCGCGTGGAGCGGCAGCCACACCGGTGCCGTCGACATCCGCAGCCCGCTGACAGTCGGCACGGGCTACAACAACAACTACGAGGCCGGGCAGTTCCAGCCGTTCGCGGGGAACGCCGGATGGCTCGGCTACTACATGACGGCACTGAGCCCGACCCGGATCGCCGCGCACGCCGCGGCCCGCACCTTCATGCCCAACACCACCGGCGCGTACTGGGGCGCGCGGCTCGGATGAGGAGATGACGATGACCGCACCGAAGAAGGCAGCAGCGAAGAAGACGACGGCCCCCCGCAAGCGGGCCCCGAAGAAGGTGACGGCCCGCCCGCAGGACGTCATCGCCGGACCGGACGCCGACGTCGCCCCGGACGGCAGCACCGTTTACGCGGCTGGAGCGCCCGTTTACGGCTTCCCGCTGGCCGAGGACGGGTACTTCAGCGTCCCGGTCACCTCGCGGCGCTCCACGAGCCGCGGGGCCAAGGTCATCTTGCTGCGGCACCGGCTCGGGCTGACCCCGCGGGGGGAGTTCGACGAGGAGATGGCCGAGGCCGTCGGGCGCTACCAGCGCGAGCACGACCTGCCCTACACCCGGGTCGTGGACCGGGCCACGTGGGAGCACCTGTTCGCCGAGGACTGAGCGGTGTCACACCGTGTGACACGACGATGAGGAGCCCGACATGGCCGATGCCGACCTGACCATCCAGACCGTTCCGCAGACCAGCCCGCTGCTGGGACGGCACTTGGTGCACGACCGGCGCAGCCGCGCCTTCCCCTTCGAGATCGCCGTGGACCGCTCGACGTGGCGCACGCGCAATGTGCGCGTAATCGACCCGCGGCCCAACCCGCGGCAGACCGTCGGCAACTGCACGACGTGCGCCAAGGGGATGCAGATGAACGCCGTCGGCAACCGCAGGCTTGGGCAGGTGCTCGGGATGGACTGGGCCCTCGACGCCTACGTCTGGGAGACCGCCAACGACGAGTTCCCCGGGCAGTGGAACCGGGACGGCAGCGGCGATGACACCGGCTCCTCCGGCCTCGCCTCGTGCAAGACGGCCGAGCACCTCGGCATCGGCGGGGACTACCGCTGGCTGTTCGGCGGGGCCGACGAGGTGGTGCAGGCCATCATGAGCGGCGAGGTCATCAGCGTCGGCACGTGGTGGCACAACAACATGTTCAGCCCGGACGCCGACGGGCGGCTGCACCTCGGCGGCGGTCTGGCCGGTGGGCACCAGTACGTGGCCCGCGGCTACGACGTGCGCCGCGACTGGGTCCTCATCCGGTGCTGGTGGGGGCCGGAGTTCCGGGACGCGTGGCTGGCCCGCGCCGACCTGCAGACCCTGCTCATGGACGGCGGCGACGCGCACTGGCAGCGGCGGCTCTGAGCCCGGGCATGACAAAGGCCCCGCACCTCCCGGAAGGACGGAAAGAGGAGGTGCGGGGCCTTCGGCACTCCTGACGCAGACGGTCAGGGTGCTACTCGGATGGAGGCGGCGGACATCCGAGGGTCTTGCAGTACATCTGCCGGTGCAGCGAGGTGGCCGTCGCGTGCTGCGCGGCCTTCTCGTGCTTGCGGGCGGCGAGGTCCACGTGCTGCGCGAGCGCGGCGGGTCCGGTCTGCTCGTGCCGCCACGCGCACGCGCTGTTGGCGCAGTGCGCGGCGGCGTGCCATGTGCTCATGTCGACCGCCCCTCGGCGGCGTCGGCGATCTGCGCCTTCACCCGCTCGACGCCCCACTCCAGCGCGGCCAGCGCCTTCTCGTGGTCGCCGAGGTCGAACGTCACCTCGATGTCGACGCTCGGGGTCCGGAGCCGGAACCCGCCGCCCGGCGTGCCGATGTCGACGGTCTCCATGGCGGCGGTCGCCACTACCCGCGGCTTGCCGACGAACCGGTCAGTCACCGTACTCACCTCCGCAGCAGCCGTCGCAGTCGTGCTCGGCGATATCGAGCAGTACCTCCGGGGCGCTGAAGGACGCCATGAACTCCAGCGAGTCCGGGTCCGGGTGCATGTTCCCGTGCCCGCAGACCCGGGAGAACAAGCCCTGACGGTCCAGTCGCAGGATGACCGGCCAGTCCCGCATCCCGTGCGTGCTCGGGTTGTGGATGGTGCACCGCTCACCCTCGCACTTACCCGGGCCGTGCACGAACACGTCCGTGGTGCGCGGCCCCGGCACCGGCATGACGAGCATCGTCACCCGCTCGTAGCCCATCTGCGCGGCCTCCTCGTCAGACAGGGGCATCGGGCACCTCCGGCCTGTGCATCGGGTCCTCGCACCGGCACAGCGAGATCTCGTCGCGACCCTCGTCCCACGCGGTGCCGTCGCAGTTGCCGTGCTTACCCTGCTGGCACTCCGGGCAGACTGGCTTGGCCGTGGTCACAGCGGCGATAGCCTCGGCGACCTCCGGGTCGAAGCCGCTGCGGATCAGCAGGTCCGCGGCCGTGATCTCGCCGCGCCGCAGCGCGAGGAAGTCGTTGGCGTAGCGGACCATCGGGCCCTCCTGCGGTGTCACACCGTGTGACACGTCCCAGTCCTCGCCGCCCTCGCGCAGCGCCCCGGTGATCTGGGCGAAGTTGAGCGTCAGCGCGTCGTCGTCCAGACCCAGCCGGGTCATCGTGCGGGTCTGGTCCATCAGCCGCTTCAGTGCCGCGATCTGTGCCGCCTCCCTGCTGTCGGTCACGATGCCTCCTCCATCAGCGCGGCGAGGTCGCCGTCGCTGGTCTCGATGAACCGGCCGGTCATCCGGATCAGCCGGTAGCCGGGGTCGACGGCCCGGCAGTCGCCGCACAGGCTCAGCCCGTCCGCGGCCGTGCCGCGCTTGCCCTTGCGCCGCAGCGTCCGGCCGCACCGCTCACAGAACTTGCCGAACGCCTCCTCCGGCGAGGACTTGAACGCCGTCGCCCGCGTCAGGTCCGCGTCGGTGTGGTACTTGATTCCGTTGGTGCTCAACGGTTCCCCCTTCCGATGATCTTCCAGCGCCGGGAGAAATCCCGGACGCCGATGATGGCCCCGACCTCAGTGATGTCCCAGCCGTGGTCGAGCGCGTACTGCACCGTCTCCCTGAACTGCCTGCCCTCGGGGGAGTGCCAGTCGAAGACCGTCACCTCCCGCCGGGGCACCCGGTCGAACGCGGCCGTGACCGCGCGGTGAATCATCCGCTCCATTTCCGTTGCCTCCGGTCCTCCGCCTTCTGGATGACGGTGTGCTCGGCACAGAAGTACCGCCGCTCGCCGTTCTCGTCCCGCACGTTCGACGCCGGAGTCGGCGCGAACGTGACCTCGTGGCGGTGGAGCGCCATGATGCACGCGTCGCAGGAGGTGATCCGGCCCGCGTGCTTTCGCCATGCGACACCGGGCTTGCGAGACCGTTGAGACTTGTACTTCTCAGGGATCTCGAACATCGGCTCGGTGCCGTACGGGTCAGCCATCGCCCTCGACCTTCCGGCGGCGGGAGGCCCGGGTCCGGATCGGTCGGATGTCGAGGCGGGAGTAGGCCGACCGGGTGGTGGCCGGGACCTCCGAGGCCCCGACCTCGATCCACCGGACCGAGTGCGTCTCGGTGCGGCCCTCGGCCCCGCGCAGCGCCGACGAGGCGGACTTGCGGTCCTTCTCCAGCGCCTTGATCTGCTCGCTGGAGGTCAGGTACACGTCGATGGCTTCGAGGTAGACCGGGTCGTCGATGAGCCCGCTGACGTCGGAGTCCTGCTCGCCGCGGCACTGCGGTGCGAACGGGCAGCAGGCCCAGCACCATTCGCGGGCCGGGTCACGCATGGCGAACTCGTCCATCTGCACGGCGTACAGGACATCGTCGAGCCACTCGATGGCCTGCGCCACGATGGCCTCGTCGTACGGCTCGGAGAACACCACCGGCGTGGACGTGACCGCCGACCGGTCGATGTAGACGTTGTGCAGCCAGCAGTCCTTGCGGTCCATGTCGCCGCGTTCGATGAGGGCCTTGGCGTAGAGCGCCTTCTGGAACCGCTCCTGATCGGAGGGTCCGGTGCGGCGCACCACCGCCAGCCCGTCACGGCTCTTGAAGTCGATCAGGTGCCGCCGGTTGTGCAGGTCCGGGTGGCCGGGGATGTTCAACTCGAAGCCGCGGACGTGCAGTTGCACCGTCACCTCGGCCTGCTTGACCCAGCCGTCACCGGGGAACATCGCCACCATCGCAGCCTCGATGTGGTCGCCGATGGCGGTGCCGATGAAGGCGGCGAGGTCGTAGCGGTCGACGTCCTGCGACGGCTCCTCGTTGACGATCATCCGCCGGACGTACTCGTGGCAGTTGCCGATGTCGCTGACGCCGAGGACGTTCGTGTTCGACTGGCGGCTGCGGTCGCTCTCGTTGGTGGCGCGCCGGAAGGCGGTCTCCACCTTGGCGGCGAGGTCGTCCTGCAACTCCACCGCCTCCACGCTGTGCGGTTCGATCATGGTCTGTCCCCCGTGCTGTAGATGGTCTGTGGCTCGCGCTCGATCCGCTCGTCGATGTCTCGGTCACGGCGCTCACCCACCTCCGCCCCGTAGTGCAGGACCCAGAAGGCGGCGGCGGTGAGACCGGTGGCGATGGCCGCGCCGCGGTGTTCCGGCAGGCAGAAGTTCGCCACGAGGGCGAGGAAGACGACGACCTCGTAGATGCGCCTCATGCCTGCGGCTCCTCTCCGGCGAGGGCCTGCCGCTGCTCGTCGGTCAGCGGCCGACCGCCGAGGGCCCGGGCGATGTGCTCGTGCCCGGCCGGGGGCTGCGGCGGCTGCTGGGCCGCTGCCGCGGCGGCCTCGGCCTGCAGTGCCGCGAGCATCGCCGCCTGCTCCGGCTGGTAGAGCCGCCGGATGATGTCGCGGGTGGCCCCGTTGTCGTAGAGCGACAGGCCGAACTGGGTGCCGAGGTAGATGGCACACCGCTTCAGCGCATCGGAGGCGGCGGTCTTGATGGCGTTGTCGGCGGTCTCGCCGATGTCGGCCCCGCTGTTGGCCCCGATGGCCGTCTCCGAGTAGACGGCGTCCTCCCCGCGCGGGCCGATCCCGAAGATGGTCAGCCGGACGGTGGCCTGCGCGATGACCTGCGGGGCCTTGTCCTTGCCCGCGTTCTGCCCGCCGGTGTACTGGCCCTGCCGCCCGCCCTCGCGGACGTCGACGATCTTGCTGTCGACCACCTCGGCGGAGAACCCGCCGAAGCCGAAGACCCGGATGAGGGTGGCCTTGATGTCGTACGCCTCAACGTAGGACAGGTTCTTGCCGCCCTGCGACCGGTGCGCGACCCGCGCCTCGTGCAACGGGCTCATCAGGAACCCGACCTGTTCCTTGGTCAGTTCCACTCGTGGGCGGGTGTCGACCAACTCCAGTGCCTGCGCCCCGAAGACCGCCTCGGCCTCGCCCTGCTGCTGTTCCGTCATGCTGCCGTCCCTTCCCTGTGCCGTGTCACACCGTGTGACACGGGCGGTTGCGTATCCGCGGGGCCACTCCCCCCATTCTACCTTTTTTAGGTCCCGTAATCCAGCGTTCGCAGGACCGGGCCCCCTTCTGCGACAACGAGATCCGCCTCGTCGACGTCGTCGAAATCGCCGTCGCAGTCGTGCCGCCACCACATCCCGTGCGCCCGGATCGGCACGTCCTGCGGGCGCAGGTGGCTGGGCACGATGAAGCCCGAGGCGCGGGCCGCCTCCGGGTTCGCGTGCGCCCAGCGGTGGCACGTGCTGCACAGTCGGACACCATTGCACGGGCAGTGCCGGTGCTCGACGATCCGGCGGCGGCGGCGGTGGTGCCAGTCCGAGCCGGGGCCGCCGCACCGTTCGCAGCGCCCGTCCGAGCGCCGGGCCACGATCTCCCGGCTGCGGGTCGGGATGCGGGTCGGGTCACTCATCGCGCACCTCGTGCATCTCGACGACGGTCATCCCGAGCCACTCGGCGATCTGCCGCTCCATGACCGCACCCTGCGAGGTCTTCCAGCCCGGCAGCAGCACGATGCTCTGGCACCGCAGCAACTGGGCGAACCCGGCCCGCAGGTAGAACTCGTACGGCATCTCGACGTCGGGCACCTCGTTGACGACAGGGTTCTCGACGGCGACGTGGCCGCTGGCCCGCAGCGTCCACTCCATGTCCGCGAACGCCTTGCGGTTCTTGTCCGGCAGGCCGGTCATCGGGCCCGCGATGTAGACCGGCTCGGGCAGGCGGTCCATCACGGCACCGCCGCCTCGAAGTCGGCGAGACAGTCCCGGCACCGTGGCCCATCGGCGGTCTGCACCAGCGCCTCGGCCACGTCCCCGCACTCGCTGCACCGGTGCGCGTCCGCGTGCTCCGGGCAGAACGTCAGCCCCGAGGGCAGGACGATCCCCTCGCTGTTGTCCCAGTCCTCCAGCGCCAACGACACATCGGCCCACGCCGCGTAGTCGCCGCCCAAGTCGGACGTCGTCACCTCACAGCCCGACGCGTCGCACCGGACCCGGTAGAAGTCCGCTCGCTCCACTGCCATCGCCTGCTCCTCTCTCGAATCGAATGGTCCAGATGCCCGCCTTCTCGGCGAGCCCGGCAGTGTGGGACGCGCCCGGGCTGCCGTTGTAGATGAAGGCCATGCACACCTGCGCCCCGAGGTTGACCATCTCCTCGTTGCGGATGAAGCCCGCCCGCTTGCCGTAGCGCTGCCAGTCCGCCGGGTGCCGCTCGACCTGCATGCCGTGCGCCTCCGCCGCCTCCTCGCACATCCGGTCTGCCCCGGTCGGGCAGGCCCCGGAGACGACGACGATGTCGTGCGGGTCGACGTCGGGAAACCGGCGGCGCAACTCGCGGAACTGCTCCCAGATGAACTGCTTGTGCGGCCATTTCCGTGACCCGGTGATGAGCACCCTCACGAGAACTTCACCGTCTGCACGTCGAGGCTGGGCTCCTCCTCCTCGGTGCCGACCAGCCGCGGGCCGGTCAGCACCGAGTCGTGCCGCTTGCCGGAGCCGGTGAGGCTGACCGCGTGCGCGTAGGGCAGCAGCCCGAGCGCCTGCCCGATCTCGGCCACGTCGGCGGAAAGCGGCGACCCCGGCACGTAGCCGGGGTCGAGGTGGGCGAGCACTGCTCCGAGCGCCCGGGTCGCCTTGCTGCGGGTCACCGTCAGTCTCATGTCGGCTCACCGCCCCGCTGCGCCGACGCCGCGAAGTTCGCGGCAAAGTAGAGCGCCTGCTCGACGGTGAATCCCTGTGCGGTGAGCCCGTCCACCATGAGCCGGACCATCGTGGCGAACTCCACGATCCCGCTCGGGTCACCCACGCCCGCGGTGATGGCCGCGAAGCCGTCGTCGTTACCTGCCATTCGTGCTTCCTCTCGATGCCCGCCCGCAGATCGCGCACGGTGCGTTGCGTAACCAGATCATTGCCGTGCACAACCGGCACAGGGCGGTGCTCACGCACCGCCGCCGAAGTTGCCGACCGTCACCGAGCCGCGCACGTCCGGCACGAACTCCCACGGCCACTCGTTGCTGTTCGGCGAGCCCCAGCGCAGGTCGGTGGGCCACGCCCGACTGCGGACCCGAGCCCCACGGAACGGGGCCAACTCGAACTCGCCCGGCTCCTGCTTGGGCTGCAGCCCGTAGCCGAAGTCGGGGAACCGGCGGAAGACGCTGCTGCCGTACGGGCGCATCTCCCGGGTCTTGTCGCCCTGCATCCGGTGCGGGGAGTGGTGCTCGACGACGAACGCCGTGCCGCAGATGGCCCGGGCCCGGTACAGCGCCCGCTTGAACTTGCGCACGACGTCGTCGTCGGACAACTTCCCGTCGACGAGGTCGGACACCGGGCCGAGGAAGCAGATGTCGGGACGGAAGGCGGTGACCCGCTCGTTGAACCACGCCTCACCGTTGGGCGAGACGAGGTTCGGGGCGTCCTCCCACGCGGCGATGATCGTCAGGTTCTCGTCCGGCACCTCGATGCCGTTGCGGTGCCGCCGGGCGAGGTAGTCCAGCCGGACCCAGTCCAACTTCTGCTGGTGCTCGGGGTTCTCCCCGTCGACGTAGAGCACCTTGAGCGGCTCCATGTCGGCGGAGGTGAACGGGTTGATCCCGGCCGCGCACTGCATCGCCATCTGCCGCATGAACAGCGACTTGCCGAAGCCCTCCGGCCCGACGAGCAGGCAGATGTTCGCCTCGGCGAAGTGTCCCGGGATGATCTCCCGGCCCGCGCTGAAGTCGGTGTCGATCATGGTGCGGATGCCGTACGCCGGGCGGGTCTCCCGGGCCCGCTCGCTCTTGGCCGTCACGACGAGGCTGCTCATCGTGCCGCCCGCGGACCGGTGGTCGTAGTAGTCCTTGCACCCGGCCAGCGTCGTCTCGGCGATCATGACGTTGCAGTCGGCCGCTTCGAGGGAGGCCATCACCTGCCGGGCGTGCTCCTGCCCGACCGGGTCGTTGTCGGCGACGATGACGACGTTGCCGCCGCGCAGGTACTCGGCGTACTCGTCGAGCCACTTGCCCGCCCCCATCGGCGAGGTCGTCCCGCAGTAGCCGTCCATGACGGCCGCCTCGGCGTCCTTCTCGCCCTCGAAGATGTAGACGGTGTGCCCGTCACGCACCGCCCGCAGCACCGCCGGGAGCCGGTAGAGGACGCGCTGCACGCCGGTGAGGTTCCATGCCCACTTGCCGTTCTCGGCGTCCCAGCGGCGCTGGAAGAAGGTCTTCTTGCCGTTGGGCTGCGGCACCCGCAGGGCTTGGAAGATCTCGGTGCCCTCGGCGTCGGTGTACGAGTAGACGTGGCTGGCCGGTCCGGCCGGGGTCCACTCGTTCTGCGGCCGGGTGACGGTGACCCGCTCGGCGCAGAGCACGTCCCAGTCGATGCCCGACGCGGCGATGATGTCGGTCGTCTCGCAGTCGGCGTGGCACTTCATGACGACCGGGTGCTCCTGCCCCGGCGTGACGTGCAGCGAGGCGCTGCCGTCGTCGTGGGCCGGGCACTTCGTCATGCTGTCCCGGCCCCGCTTGGCCCACTCGATGGCGGTCGTGATGTCCGGTGCCTGTGCGCTCATGGGCGCGTTCCTCCCTCTCCGACGCCGGACCAGTCAGGGGTGGCGGTGAGCGACCTGAGCGCCCATGCCTCTCCCCCGTCTGCCGACTGCTCCATGTCCAGCCGCCGCTTCTGCGCATCCAGAGCGGCTTGGTGTTTCTTCCGGTCCTCGATCAGGAACCTGAGCCAGAGGCTCGGGCTCGGATCGCGCTTCTGCTCGTGACACCGGGTGAGGTAACCGACCAGATGTGCCTGCGGGTCGTAGTCGGTTGCCACGTTTGCGGCCGTCCTCCACGCGGCCTGCCATGACTGAACTCTCGACGCCTCGTTAACGCCGAACCACGTCCTCAGCAGGTGCACCTCGGTCCACGGAATCTGGTCCGTGGCACACGGTGTGACACCGGCGGCGGCTGCGGTGAGAGCATCATCGGTCGTGACAGCGGTTCCGTCAAGCCGCGCAGAATCGCCCCCATCTCTTACTTCTAGAGCAGCAGCATCATCTTTAGATGATGCCTCCCCTACTACGTAGGGGAGGGTGTCGGAACCTGAAAACCCGGTTCCCGTGGGAACCTGAAAAGACGGTTCCGACACACCTTCGACAGAGTCGGAACCTGAAAAGCCGGTCCCCATGGGAGCCTGAATATCCGGTTCCCACGCAGGGTGGGAGCCTGAAAAGACGGTTCTCACGTACAGCCGGTTGCCGTGCCGGACGACGAATCCGACGCTGCGGAGTTCGCCCAGCGTGGCCCGCAGCACGTCACGCCCACCGAGTCCGTGCGCGACGAGATCGGCCGCCGTCACGGCCTGACCCGCGGGCCAGTTGGACAGCAGCCACGCCGCCAGCCCCAGCGCGCGGAGGCTCACCCTGCGGTCGCGAGCCAGTTCCCCCAAGACATCCACCCGATGCTTCCTCTCACTCGTCGGCGCGAGTCTGTAGTCTGGCAGCAGAGCCGAATCCAGCCCGCTGCTCCGAGAAGCCCCGGTCGCGTCCCTCGTTAGCGACCGGGGCTTCTTGTATCCAAATCCAGACATGCCGTACACGTCAAGGATGTGGTGTGTGCACGTTATGCCAGCCTTTTGGGCAGCCGTTGTGCAGCAGGTGTCACACGCTGTGACACCTCATCGGTGCCTGTTGTCCCACTCAGCGACATCCATGACAAGGGCTCGTGAAGGACGCAGCGAACCGCCGCCACCGACGACGGCGTAGCCGCACTGGATGAGGGCACGCTCCTGCTCGAACGAGAACGGAGGCAGCCATGTGCGGTAGCCGTAGTCATCGTCGTAGGTCTGTGCGAACCGGCGGAGGAGATTCATCTCCACCTTCACCCGGCGCGCGTTCCACATGATCTGCACATGCTGCACCGGCTCGGTGATCGTCAGTACGACGTTCTCACCGAGCCGGTCATCGGGTCCTGCGGTGATGGTCATGATCCGTTCCTTCCCTGCGGTGAACGATGGAGCAATGACTCCTGCCTGCGGCGGGCGAGTGCTCCGGTGGGAACAGTGTCGTCCCGCCAATGACGACATGGGCGGAGAACGTGCGAAAGAGTCCGATGTTGACCGAGGTGACGGATCAGTCGGACTTGACCGGGCCGGGTTCGGGACCGGCCAGCGGGTGTGGATGCCCGGTGCCGCGGCAGTCCCAGCACATGCCCTCGGAACCGAACCCCGTCCCCTCGCAAGTTGCGCAGCACCCCGGAGTCTCGCCGTGCTCGCAGCCTTTCAGCGCGGCCAGCAGGTCGCGGATGCAGCACTCCACGGCGCGCACGGCGGTGGAGTGCTGATAGTCCTCCTGCGCACCAACCTCACCGTCCCACTGATCGACAAGCGCCTCGACTCGCGCCACCTTGGCCCGCTCGACGGCCAGCGCACGCTCGGCAGCCCGTAGCCGGTGATCCAGCGACGCGGAGTGCGCACTCACCTCCGCGAAGTCCCTGTATGTGGCCTTCACCTCGGCCCGCAGTTCGGCCTGCTCGGCGTCCGCCACGGCCATGACGGCGCGGACAGCATCGAAGTCGCTTCCCAGAGAGTCCCATCCCAGAGAGTCCCAGCGCATCGCCTCGGCGTATCGCTGGACCCGCTCATCCTGTGTCATGGGCGCTCCCTGAGTCGACGTTCAAGTTCTCGCTCCTGCGCCACCTCGGAGTCATAGACCAAGGCTGCCGTCGTCTCCTCGTCGGTCAACTCCTCCTCGCTGCCCTCAGTCTCGGCCCAGTACTTGCAGTCCGGGCATTCGACGGCATCGCCAATGATGTCCAGCAGGACCTTGGTGCGGATGGTCTGGCGTATCCCGTTCTCGGGTGTCTCGCGGATTTGTGATGCGTCGTGGAGTTCGGCGAGCACTCGTTGCAGGATGTCCCGCAGTCGGTCTGCCTCGGCGCGCAGTTCGGCCTGCTCGGCGTCCGCCACGGCCATGACACGGCGCGCGGCAGCGGTGCGCGTCTCGGTGTTGTTGGCGAGCCCCACAGCGTCGGCGTAGCGCAGTTCGCGCCCGTGGTCGGTCACAGCGAGTCATCCCTTTCGATGGCGTCGGCGATCTGCGCGTAGGACTGCGGCTCGACGGCGTCGAGATGCTGTGCCGCGTCCCGACCGTCATTGCGTTCGATGGCGGTGATGCCGAGGATCAGCGGGTTCGCGGACGACAGCCCGGCCCAGTGCTCCACCTGCAGCGGGAGGTCGCCGTCGTCGTGGACCTCCCACTCGTCGGTCCAGACGGGGTTGCCGTCGTCGTCCTCGTTCCAGATCTCGTACTCGTAGACGCCGGGCCGCCCCTCCGCCCGACGGATGTGCGGCGCACCGGCCTCGCAGGCAAGGTCGGTGAGGACGGCGAGGCAGCAGTGCCGCACCTCCTCCACCTCCTCGCCACCCGGCCCGACATGTCCGACCGGGACGACCTCGGTGAACTCGTGCCGGGCCTGCGTGAACCGGTCGCTGCGCAGTGCCGCGGCCCAGTCCCTCTTGATCTGGCGGTCCATCATGGCGATTCCTCTCTGTCGAGCATGGTGATGATGGCGGCGGACGCCTCGCGCGCCAGCGCCTCGGTGGGGTAGCGGGCGGTGACCTCCCGCAGCGCGACGAGCGCGTCACAGGTGGGGTCCTCGCAGTCGACCTCCCACTGGCCGTCCTCGTCCCGCTCCGCGCCCGGTGTGTGGGTGTGCTCGGTCATCTCGTCCACGGCAGTGCCTCGTCGTTCAGGGTGAGCACCGCGGTCAGGTCCTTCAGACACGCTTCGAGAACGCGGAGTGCCACCGCGGACGCCTCGTCCTCCTGCGCACCGATCTCCCCATCCCACCAGTCGGCGAGGTCGCGGGCGCGCTCGGCGATCATCCGGGCCCGGCAGTTCCTGCAGGTCACGTTCTTCGGCATCAGCACGCCGGTGCCTTCCGCCTCGCACAGCAGCCGCCCGGCGTACGGCTCCTCCTCGGACGGGATCACGAGCAGGTGCAGCGGCTCCGGGCTGATCGAGAACTCAGGGCGCGTCATGCGTCGCACACCTCCGCCCAGAAGTCCGGCTCGGCGTGCGCGCCCTGCGGCTCGGACCAGAACTCGTCGTCGACGCTGACCCGCTGCAGCACGAGGTAGGCGTCGCCGACGATGAGCCCGTCGTGGACGCCGGAGCGGTACAAGGTCGTGGCCCGCGGGTTCGGCGGCAGGTTGTAGATGAGCCCGTTCTCGTCGACGAGCATGACGACCATGGCGTCACCGTCGGTGAACGGGACGACCCGGTTGCGCTCGTCGGCCCTGCCGAACCGGACCCGCTCGGTGATGCTGCCCGGGAACAGCGAGTCCATCCCCTGCCACGTCGACAGGTCACCGACCTCGCGCAGGGTGATGGGCTCGGCCGGGTCGGCCGGAATGTGGATGGCTTTCATGGGGCACTACCTCCTGTAGCGTTTCTCTCGGCGCGAGTTGCTTCCTCTCCTCGCGCCGTCTTCCTGAGTGGGAGACGGGGTGGGTCGCAGCCTGCGGTGCGGCCCACCCCACCCCACCGGTGGGTCAGTCGAGCCCGTCGACGCTCGTGGAGACGTGCTCGATCTGGATGTCGCGGAAGTCGTCGTCGAGGCCCCACGAGAACCGCTGCGACACCGGTCCGTTGCGGGTGTCGTCGTGGTCGGTGTACGTGTCGTCGTCGATGTCGACGGACTGTGAGTCGCGGACGAACGACGGGGTGAGCACCCGCCCGCCCGCGGCCCGCTTCGCGCTGACGTCGAGGGTGATCGTGACCGTGAAGTGCTTGCTTTCCGCGGGCCACGTCATCCCGAGGTCGGTGATGAGGTTCTCCGTGACCGCGCACCAGTCGTGCTCCTCCGCGGCGTCGAAGGCGGCCTGCGCCACCCGGGCCTTGAAGTCCTCCATCTCTTGCTCGCCGCGCTCCCGCTCGGCGACGATGGCCTTCCGGACCGCCTCGGCGACGGCCGCCTCCCGCTGCTCGACCGCGTCCGCGATGAGCATGTGCTCGCTCGGGTCGAAGGCGCGGACCTCGGTGATGACGGTGCTCTGCTCGGTGGCGAGCATCTTGACGTCCTCGAAACTCATGGTGCTGTCCTTTCCTCTCGGTGTCACCCGGTGTGACACTCAGCCCTGCTGCTCGGTGTCGCCCTGCTCGGCGACCCACTTCTCGTACAGCGGCTTGGCCGACTGCGCCGCCTTGAAGAGGCTGTCGCCGATGGTCTCGGCCAGCGCCGGGACGACGACGAAGTCCTCGACGATGGAGACCTTGCCCTCGTCGTCGTGGTTGCCGACCTGCATGTGGATGAGGCCGTAGCCGTCCACGACCATGACCACGTGCGGCCGGTCCAGCACCCGGGGGACGACGACCGTCTCCTCCGGGGTCTCGTCCGCGCCGCTCATCGGGTCACCGCGCTGAGGTTCTTGACGTGCATACTGATGTCCTTCCTTTCGGTGGGAGAAACTGCTGCGGCCGGACCCCTTAGGCGGGGGCCCGGCCGCAGCGGCGTGGGTGCGTCAGAGCCCGAGAGCGGCCCGCAGGTCGGGGTTGCCGACGAGGTCCGGGTGTTCCTCGATGAGACGCTTGATCTCGGCTGTGGCCTTCTCGCTCGCCGTGGGGCGTGGCCTCCAGTCGATGTGCCGGGCGGCCATCTCCTCGGCGATGTAGCCGTTGAGTTCGGCCCGGTGCGCGTCCTTCAGACGCGAGGTGGCGGCACCGTAGGCGTCGCTCTTGGCTTTCTTCAGCGCCTCAGCCTCGGTCAAGGCGGGGGCCCCTGCGGTACGGTTCGTCACTGCCATGGCTCTCTTTCGGTTCGGGTGTCACACGGTGTGACACCGGGGGATCAGAACGGCGGCTCGCCCCACGGGCTGTCGGCCCCACCCCAAGGGCCCTGTCCCGGCGGAGGCTGCTGCCCCTGTTGACCCCAGCCCGGCTGTGCCGGGGGCTGACCGGCAGGCTGCTGAGCCTGCGCGGGAGCCTGTGCTGGGGCCTGCTGCTGCGCCTGCTGCTGCTGGCCCTGCGGCGGCGTGGCCCACGGGTCGTCGCCGCCCTGCGTGCCGTAGCCCGTCCCCCACGTGGGGGCCTGCTGCTGACCGCCGCCGGACTGGCCGGTCCGTTCGGTGCGCTGGGCCCGGGCGGTGGCGTTGCGCAGCGACGGCGCGACGTTGTTCGCGTCGATGCACACCGCGAGCCCCTCGCCGCCCTCGCGGCGCTGGAACGTCTCGGTGTACAGCCGTCCCGTGACGACGACGGCGTCGCCCCGGCGCAGCGACTCGGTGACGTTCTCCGCCATCTCCCGCCACGCCGTGACGCGGAACCAGATCTGGCGGCCGTCCTCCCACTGCTGGGTCTGCTCGTTCTTCTTGCGCTCGGTGCAGGCGACCCGGAAGTTGCACACGGCCGCGCCGCTGGGCGTGAACCGCAACTCCGGGTCGGCCCCGAGATTGCCCTCGATGGTGATGGTGGGCAGAACCACTACGCCTTCTCCTGTCCGGACTTGGTCGCCATCAGGTAGATGTCGGCCTTCGTCCCGTTGGTGTTGCGGCTCACCGCGCTGTAGGCCCACTCGTCGGTGGGGCGCATGGCGCTCATGTCCCCCCGACGGATGGCGGCGGCGAGCCCCCGGTTGACCTGCTTCAGGGCGGGCACGAGGACCCACTCGTCAGGCTTCTGGTGCAGGCGACGCTTGATCGCCTCCCAGTCATATCGGCCCACTACAGGTGGGCCGCCGATGTGCTTGGGCATCGGTCTCCTCTCGCCTTCCGGAGGTGCGCTGGATGTGCACCCAAGGCTCAGTCTATGTATTGGTTGGTGGACCGGTGCTGCGACTGTCCGGTCAGGTCGGTCTCCTCTCTCGCTCTCGGTGGTCGAGGAACGCCTGCACGTCCTCGGCGTGCTCCTCCCGGTAGGCGATGGCGTCGGCCACGGCGGCCTCGTACGCCTCGTCGGAGCCGGTCGGCAGCCCGCGGATGATGGCCCAGTGGTGGGCCCGGATGTAGACCCGGTGCCGGTCGATGTCGAGGGTGTCCGAGGCGGACTCGCTGACCACCCACGCCACCCCGGCCCGGCGCAGGTTGTCCGGCAGGTGGGTCAGGTTCACGTCACTTCTCGCTTTCTTCCGAGAGCAGGTCGCGCAGGGCGCGCCGCTCCTCACGCAGCCGTTCGATCTCCGCCTCGGCGGTGCTGAGGCGCTCGGTCAGGTCGGTGATCTCGGCGCGCATCTGCGGGATGGCGTGCCCCTCGATGATCGTCACGGCCAGTGCGACCCGCTCTGAGTGCGGCAGCGACAGGACGTCGTGGCTCACCTTGACGGCGGTGTCCTCCGGCACGCCGCTGGCGGTCAGCCGGGCGTACAGGGTCAGGCCGTGCCGCTCCGCGGTCACCTCGCCGCCGGTGTGCACGACGCCCGGGTCGGGCTCCGGCCGGTGCTCGCCGCGCCGGTACGTCACGGTGTCGGTGACCCGGGTGTTCGGTTTGCCGTTGGCGGTGCCGTGGATCTTGGCGTGACTGGACACCGAGCGGACCCGGTTGCTCATGAACCCGCAGTACCGGCAGCCGTAGGCGATGAGGTTGTTGTCGAAGATCACCTCGTCCACCATCTCCGACTCGTACGCCTGACCGGTGCGGTTTGCGATGTACGCCCGCCGGGTCCGCACCGACAACTTGCCAAGGTGCAGCATCTCCTCGATGGTCTGCGGCCCGACATTGAGGACCACCTGTACCCCCTCCTGCTGGGCCTGCTCGGCCTGCTCGGTGATCCGCTCCTGCCCGAGGGAGATGACGTCGGACCGGTACACCAGCCGCAGCGGCCTGCCCCCGCCGGGCCGCGGTTGCTTGTCGGCGCGCAGCCTGCCGATCTTGATGTAGCGGTAGATGGATTTGCGGTCGACGTCGAGGTACTCGGCCGCCTCGTCGGCGGTCATCGTGGCGAGCGGCTCGGGTGCCGGGTCCGGCGTCATCTCGGGCTCCGACTCGGCTTTGACCTCCGGCTCCGGCTCCGGTGTGGGTTCCGGTGCGGGCTCCCGCTGCGGCTCGGGTTCTGTGCGCTCGGCGAGGACGGCGTCGGCCTCCCGCAGCGCGTCGGCAAGTCGCTGCCCGGCTTCGGCGAGCCGGGCCTCCGCCTCGTCGCGCAGCCACTGACTGAACGACGCGCCGAGATTGCGCTGCAGCAGCACCCGCATCCGGACCATGTCCGGGTCCATGTGGGTGACGTCGGTGGTGCCCTCCAGCAGGCTGCGCACCTCGTCGACCCCGACGTAGCGCAGCACCTTCTTCAGCGTCGACTTGGCGCGGTTGCTGTTGAGGTTCGTTGTCGGCACGTTGACCGACACCTCGGTGTGCGGCGGCGGCGCGGTGAGCATGATGACGTTGCGGGCGGCGTTGTGCCAGCGACCTTTCCAGCCGAGGGCAATGGCGGTGGCGACGACCTCTTTGCCACCGGAGGAGAACGCCTTGAGGTCCTTCTCCTCGAAGTACGGTCCGTTGATGCGCGGCATGGATCAGACTCCTGTCATGGGTGTAGGGGGCCGTGTCACAGGGTGTGACACGGCCCCCCTCGGTGATGTGTCAGGCCGACAGCATCGGGTTGACGGCGGGCTCCTCGATGCGGGCGGCGGTGCAGCGGACGTTGCTGTAGGAGAAGTGGTCCCAGACCCCCCGGTCGAGCAAGTCCTCGGCGGTGATGCGGCCGGTCGCCTCCACCTCCATCGTCATGATGACTCGCCGCTTCCCCTGCCGGGGCGCGAGCCCCATGCTGTCGAGGATCGGGTCGAACTCCGTGCACCACGAGCGGTGCGTGCCCTCGGCCACCATCCGCCGGTGCATGGCGTCACGGATGCGGTCCATCTGCCACTGCAGCCGGTCGGCCCGGTCCTCCGGGCTCTCCGTCGCCGGGTTGATGATCGGCACGCTGATCCCGAGGTGGTTCAGCGCGATGGTCGTCGAGGCGATCTCGTCCCCGCTGACGACGGCGTGGATGTTGGAGTAGCGGGCGATCTTGCCCCGCTTGCCCGACAGCCGGGAGTTGTTGACCGTCGGCAGCACGATGACGTTCTCGTGCTTGGTGCCGTAGACGACGGCGATGATGGCCTCGACGCGGTGGTGGTCGTAGGGGTTGCCGTCGACGAGCACCTTGCCCTTGGCGTCGAAGCCGTCGAAGTGGCCGAACTTGTCCCCGTTGACGAGGACGAACGCGCCGACGGTGGGCACGATGGCCCGCACCTCCAGCCACCGCTCGGCTGCCGCCTTTCGCGCGGCCAGCGGCTCGGTCACCTGCTTGATGACCTCCTCCGGCCAGTCGGCGTAGAGCCCCCGGGCGTAGTCGGACGGGGTGTTCCGGGCGTTCGCGTACCCGAGGTGGAGCCGGTCCCGGCTCACGCAGTACGTGCACATCGAGAACGTCGCCTCCAGCGGGGCCCCGCTCTCGTCCTCGATGATGACCCGGTCGTGGACGTACCGCTGCTCGATGAAGTCGGTCAGCGAGACGTCCTCGTCGGGCGTCCACCACGTGGAGTAGGCGCATGCGGCGCACGTCCCCTTGAAGAGCAGGTCGAGGGTCCTGCCCATGTACGTGATCCGCTGCCAGCGGCGCTCGACGCGCGGCAGGGCGCTGCCGATGCTGGCGAAGTTGTCGTAGTGCACCGGCTCGGCGGGGAACTGCAGGCCGTTGCGGTTGATGGTCTCGGTCATGGTGGTGGTGCCTTCCTGTGATTTCGGTGGGATTGCAGAGTGGCGCGGATGCGCCGGGGAGGGCGGGTGTCACAGGGTGTGACACCCGCCCATGGTGTGCCGGTCGGTCAGCCGCGGTAGCCCTTGGACTTGGCGAAGTCGACGAGCGACTCGACCTTGGCGGCGAGACGACGCAGCAGCGTCGAGTCGTCCTCGACCTCCGGCTCCGGCTCGGGCTCGGGCTCCGGCTCGACGAGCCCGGCGTCGGACAGGATGCCGCGGACCGTCGTCTCGTCGGTGTACGCCGACGCCGCCGCGACGATGGCCGTGACCTGCGCGTCGGTCAGGTACGGCACCGCCTCCGGGGTGTCGGACGGGCGGTCCTGCGCCTCGGCCGGGGCGTCGGGGTTCGCGGACGAGGCCGCGGCGACCTTGGCGGCGACCGCGGCGAGGACCGCGCCGTCGAGGTAGCCGGAGCCGACCAACTGGATGACGACCGCCGGGTCCTCGCCGGCGTCGATGCGGCTGGCCGCACCCTCGATGCGGGTGCGGTAGCCGTCGAGGCTGTAGCGGCTGTAGCCCTGCTCGACGAGGGCGTCGGTGATGACCTGCGTGGTGTTCGACATGTGGTTGTTCCCTTCGGTGGGTTTCCTTGTGCCGCAACGGGATTCGCTGCGGGTCGCGCTATCGGTGGCGCGGCCATGGCGTCGGGCAGGGGGAGGCACGACCCCTTGGGTGCCCGACGCCATGACCTCTCCCACCGAGGGCAAGAGAAGTGCGTGTCACACGGTGTGACACGGGTCGGTCAGAGCAGCAGTGCTGCCCTGCGGCTGCGGACGACCTCGGTCCACAGCGCGTTGAGGACCTCGAACTGGCCCAGCCCGGGCATGTTCGAGTCCATCGAACAGGTGAAGCCGAGGTCGCCGAACATCGGCCCGTCGCAGTGGTCGAGCAGTGCCTGCGCGAAGCCGGTCGTCACCTGCTCGCTTGTCACCGGGACGACCTGACCGAGCACGCACCGGTCCGGCGTCTCCATTCGGATGCGGCCGGTGACCCGGTCCACCCAGCCCGGGTAGTGCTGGTCGAGCCACGCCTCACCGGCGCGGACCGCCTCGACGAGGACCGGGTCGGTCAGCGGCGGGAACGCCCGCTTGCGCAGGTTCATCCCGCCTCCCGACGTTCGGTGATGAGCCGCTTCCACGCCTCGTTGAGCGGCTCGTAGTCGTACGCGGCGTTGAAGCCGAGCAGCCGGGTCCGTGCGACGAGCCCCTCCTCGGTCTGGATCTCAGCCTTGAGCCAGTCCGCGTGCGGCGACTCCGGCCCACGCAGCCAGTCCCATGCGAAGTGGCCGTCGCGCTCGGCCTTCGGGACGGCGTAGGCCAGCACGTCCCGGTCGGCGCTCGCCATGTTGAGCACGTCGAGGTTGACCTCGTCGTCCCAGCCCGGGTAGTGCTCGTCGAGCCAGCGTGCGCCGTCGTAGACCCGGTCCTGCAGGATCTCCTCCGGGGTCATCGGTCCTCCTTCATCGGGTCGAGCCCGGTCTGTGCGACCGTGCGGTCGTAGATGGGTGTGTCACTCGGCGGCGACGGTGGCGGCTTCGGCTGCGACTGCTTTCGCGTCGCGTTCTGCCGCGTCGTGCTGCTGCGTCTGCGGGTCGGCAAGGTTCCTCACCTCCTCGGGCATGTGGTCCATCGGCAGGATGCCCTCCATCCCGAAGGCGAGGGCGGCGAGGACGGCGTCCTCGTGCTCGGCGAACTGGCCGATGACGGTGAAGCACATCGTCTGGCCGTTCTTCCACGGAACGGTGAGCAGCGCCTCCCCGGTCTCGTTGTCGGTGACGACGGCGTAGCCCTCACGCGACGTGATGCTGAAATCCATGAACGTGCCTTTCATGAGGACGGCCGGTGAGCGGAAGGAGGACCGCTCACCGGCCGTGGTTCGGGATGTGTCACACGGTGTGACACACCGGGAGGAGGGCATGGCTCAACCCCGGATAACCATCCTACCACAGATGTGTACCGTTTGTCAAGCCTATGTGCAGCGGATGTGTGTCAAGTGTGGCGACCGGCCCCGCCCCTCCGCGGGGCCGGTCGCCCGCCGAAGTCCGGGAAGACCTCGGCCGCACCAGCAGCGAGCATCTCGCTCACCTGCTGGTCAGTCATCGAGCGGAAGCCCCACGTTGCGACCACCCATTGGGCGAACCCGTAGCCGCGGCGGATC